TTCCATAGACAATCTCCCAAGAAAGTACCGCCCACTGATGTAGGCGGTACCCAGTTACATTTGGCTTAAATTAACTTATCAAAGACAGATTAAAGAACTCATTAAGGGTAAATTACTCGTATCCAATCGGTTCCAGGCTGACGTGCCTCCAATCCCTTACGAGCAGTGCGTCTGAACATTAAAGTAATCTTAGTGTTCTCATCGACTAAAAACTGCTTAAATAATTCAGCAGCTTTTTCCTCAGTGATGGGTGGATCAAAGGAGACAATATCATCCTTCTGATCTTCAGTGTGGGTGATATCGGTACACTTCCAAAGATCCAGGTTAGCATTATAGCCCAGCATATAGTCTAAATCATTCTTCTTAAAAATTATGAAGAAAGTATTACCTGAATCAAACAGACCTTGGCAGATCTGTTCTTCTTTCTCATCTATCATCGTACACCTCCTTGCTAGTTTCAATTCATACTAGAATCTATCATACCTATAAATTTACCTTCAGTGAATTCATAACGATATGAATGAATAAATCTATCATGACCATTAGACTTAGGCGCAGATTTAGTGATTACAACTGAAACATCGTATCCTTCTTTAACCAATCGACCAATAAATTGAGGATAATGAAGATCTGTTTTAAGCGGATCGCCTTGTAAAAAACATACATATAAGCCATCATCATTCAATCCATAAAATTTACTTTCAAGTCTATCTGATTCAAAACTAGTATCAAGAATCCACTTGTCGCAAGTCATATTCTCTGAAAATGGTATTCTAATAGGATCATGATCAACTGGGGCAGTAATAACAATATGAATATCGTGACGAAAACGATAATCAAAACTAGTTTCTTTATAATAACCTGACCGTTCCTGCATAGCTGTAGTAAACTCAGAAAAATCATATTTACGCTTAGCATCTGGCAGAAAATACACAGAGCTAATTGCTCTAACAATAGCGTGCTTCTCATTGATAAGATTGTTAATATTCGCAATTGCAGACTTCCATGATACCTTCTTGGCTCTACGGGGAATCAAACGATCGCCAGTGCTGTATTTATAAACACCGTCTTCACCGAAAAGATACTCATAGCCAAGCTGTTTATTATTGATAAAGAAACTAAACAGTATTTCGTGCTCAGTATTCATTGTATTCATTATAACCTCCTAAAAAACAGCACACCCATATTTCAGGGTGTGCTGTCTGATTAAATCAAAATTAAATTTATTAGATAGTCATACGCTTGACAGTATCAGCAATAAACTGATAGTGATTGCCAGACTTCTTAGACTTCAGTGCATCAGCTATCGTCTTATAAGGAATCTTAACCTCAGGATTATCAATGTAGAAGAACTCATCACCGGGATGCATGATTACTCTGCCGTAGAAAAGTCTGTTACCCTTAGACGATTTCTCATTGGCATCGTAAACTACTCCGCTTACAAAGCAATAAACCGCTTCATTTCCCTGAGGATCTTTATTGTTGATATCCAGAACAGTAGTGCAGAGACTATACTGCATCTTACCAAGCTCACTAACTTTCTTACGAAGAATACCGGATACATCCTGATACATCTCCTCAAGAGAGTCATACTGCATAAGATTGCCTCTGAACTCCTTATCGTTCATACTGTCCATGAAATCTTTAAAGAAATCTCTCTGATAGAATGAACGTGCCGCCCAATCGCTTACCCAGCAAGGAGTGGTTGCAAAATCCTCCTTAAGTCTTGCGATGGTTGCTTTGACTACTGGAGTATCATAGTTGAAATCGAAGTCCTTAGCAGTGTCACTCTTACTAACATTGTTATCGTAAAACACTGCCAGAAGTTCGCAACGAACTAATGGCTTCTCATCCTCGCTGGTTTCAAAAGATGCAATCTTATATGCTGCAAGCAGAATAAGATCTTTGGGTATCCTTCTACCAAGAAGAATGATATCTCCTTCCTTAACCGGAACCAGTGCATGAAGTCCGTTAAGAACATCATCATTGGTATAAACTACAGCAGCCTGAAGTTTCTCACCTTTAGAACCGCATACAGTAAGTGCGTAACCATCGCCATACGCAGCTCCACCTTCCTCAAATACTCCAACCGCATTAGAGTTTTTAAGAAGAATGCCATCAACGTCAATAATAGCATCAACGCTAATCTGCTCACCCTTGGTAGGCTTAAACAGATCCTTCAGTCTAAGAAGAGCACGATTGCTCATACCCTTAACCTTGGAATGCATGACTCTATCGTTGCTCCTTCCATCAAACCTAATTGCGTTAAAATCTCTACGACTGAAAACCTCAGGCGCTTTAGCCTGAATGTTCTCATTATGCTCTGTCATCTCTTGCTCCTTGACAGGCTCCTCAGTCTTAACTTCCTCAACGGGAGTCTCAACCTCAGGAGCCTCAGCTTCGACTTGCGGTGCCTCAACAAACTCAGGAGGAGTGGGAATAGGAATATTCTCATCTCTCTGGTTGATACCGCTAAGATTATTTGCTACTGTCATAATACCCTCGCAACAAGTTACTAATTAAAATACATACTGCTTAATATGTCTAAGGCACGTAATGCTATCAGACTATTAATAAATATTTTAATTATTGTTGCAATTTAGTAATATATAGATAAAAAGGTATTGAGATGTACAGACCAAAGACTGGTCTGTACATCTGTTATTTACCAGGCTCTGCTTATAGCTAATGCATAGATATAACTTGTTTTACATACAACTGTGATAGTATCGCTAGTAATATCTGTGACAGCAGCACCAGGAGCAACATCTGCATTTTCAAAATTAGACTCTGTTCCATAGTATTTGATAGATACCTGAATATCGGTTGATAAGAACGGATTAGGTACTGTATAAGTAGTATCATTAGTAGCTACCTGCATATTGTTAATAGGTACTACACAAAATCTGCCTAAACAGGTATTGACAGGTGTCCATCCGTTATCTCCGTAAACAGCACTTCCTATACAAGTCTCAGATACTTCTTTGTTACCTTTATACATCTTATTCTCTGGAATAGAATAAAATCTTTCAGATAAGAAATAAGCAAGATTGTATAAGGATACCACTCCATCGTTTCTATCAGTTTCAACAGTTAAGATTAATTTCCTGACTCTGATAGGCTGATCAAAATCAGCATGATAAACGATATCGTCATCTTCAACAGAATAGAAAGGATAGTATACATCTACCGAATCGTATACTACACTTACTTCGTTACCAGTTTCATCTATACCGCTAACTGTCAATGTCCATGACTTAGGTACATAATCAGCATCCTCCTTCTTCCAGAACAGTGTATAACCCATTAACAGTACATCGTCAGATTTAATCGTCTGTTCAATAACTGCTCTGTTAACACCTGCTCTGGAATACCAGCTATCTGTTCCGTTGTAGATATAAGTTAATGGAGTATCAGGATTACTTGCACCATCAATAAGGCTTAATGTACCATATACATCTGAAGTATATGCTTCAGATGTATTATCACTACCAGGATTACTCAGATTGGATTGGAATTTATCTGAGAAAATATCTATACCTTTTCTGATGTTACCATACTCAGGAGGATAATAAGAAGTAGTGAAATATGGAGTCGAATTTAATTCAGCTTTAGCAAATATATAGCAAGGTAACTTAGTCGCTGTTACCGGAAGTGCTGCAACTTTCCTGAAAGTATCCACAGCTGGATAAGTTACTATTCTGTTAGCTCCATTAGTAGGTACACATACGCCAAATGATTCTTTGGTAAGAAGAATATTTGAAATAGAAGTATCAGATAAAGTTAAACTAATTTTAATCTCAAGATCAGCAGTTGCATCTAACAGAATAAATGCAATACTGTCTACTTCTATTGGATCGGGGAAAGTAATTGAACAGGTATTGGTTTCATCTATACTCTGATAATTAGTAGGATTAGTTACTCTGTGAATAAATGTTGTATTACCTGAGAATACTTTCCAATCAGTTAACTTACCATTTTTGCATTTAACTGTATACGAACTTATAGTTCTCTTGGCATGGAACTGCATTCTGAAAGTAGCAGAACTTTGAATATCTGTTTTATTTATCTTAGCATAAGTATTATCTAAAGCAAATAACTTAGGTGCTTCATTAACCAATGAACCTTTATTGGTAGTTATAACTCCATTAACCATATCAAACGAAGAATTATTCGCCGGATTGATTAACGAAGGAAGTATAACTGTTATAGGCGGAGTTAATCCAGACTGACTTAACCTTGAAGGTAATAATCCCATAGGTGCATCAGTGATGATAGCAGGAGGGATGGTTACCATATTAGCTAACTGCTTGGTCATAGCGTCATTGACTAAGGTTTCGGATTCATCCTTAGTCAGATAGTTATCATGAGTATGATCAACTTTAGCATAATCAGATAACTTAGACTTGATAATAGTATCCGCTTCAGTCTGGGAAATATATTCTGAATGGGTGTGATCAGCTTTAGCAGCTCCTATAAGGTCAGGAGTAATATTGTGCGGATTAACTGCAATCTCATGAGCATTTAACTCTGCCAAATATCTGGTAGTCTGAGCTTCTACTTCATTAGTAAGTTTATCTCTATCATGTAAGTAATCATCTTTCTTAACGAACGAAGCTGAATCAATACTTATCTGAGCTTTGGTTTTAGCACCAATATATTCATTTAATCTATCTGTTACATAATAGACAGATAATCTGTCAATTACGATAGATTCATTCTTATTGACATCGACACCTACAAATGAAATCGTATCAGTACTAATATCATCTATAGTAAAAGATACAGTAGTCTGTCCTACTTCTCTGAAAGTAGCTACCCATTCGTTATTCTTTCTTAATTCAGCATATCCAGAAGGTATCTCACTGAAATTTGTTGTGATGAGATATGTACCGGGCTGAGCAAATGCTTTAGGATTAATAGTTAAAGAATTATCTGGTTCATTGCCTATACATTTAGCGCTATTGTCGGCAAATTCCCAATTCTTTAAAATAAAATCATCAGGTACATTAAAATAACTGTCAACCTGAGATAACGAAATAGTTGCCAGATCCTGAAATAAGTCACCATCAGGATCTATGGATTTAAGAGCTATCTTGATATCAAGGAGAGCTGACTCAAGCATCTCTTTATTGATAAGAGCTTTTCTGTCAGCAGTCTCATAATCTTCAGCAATTTTAGTTAATTTGGTTCCACCTAAAATAAGTTCGTCACATACTACTTTAGGTGTAACAACTTGCTGTGCTGTTAAAGTACTATTGTTCATTGTGACATTTCCTTTATACGTATAAAAGTCGACTCATTTAATGGCAAGATGCTCACTACCCAAAGCGGTAGTGAACATCTTGCGTTTATTTTAACTAAAACTAGGCTTGGTAATATCACTATCATCTTCTTCGTCATCGTCACCCGCAGCATAAATGTTGGTAACGCTTTTATTCTCTGAGTTGATATCGTCCATGATACCTAATTCACCTTCAAATCTATAAGCAAAAAACTTATCTTTCTCTGACGTATTCTCATGATAACGATGCTTATCCAATTTAAATGTCATCCATGGTCTATCTGTTGTATCGAGTTCCTTATTCTGATAAATAACCATATCTACTTCTCGCTGAGGGTCTGTAGAATCAGCTAACATATCAGCTGAAAACTTTTTAACAGCACCGCATGGATTCAATCTTACCATTTCATCCGCTTTTCTATTTAACTGATGTGCAGTAATCAAACAACAGTTGTTTGATTTCAAAAAGTTACAAAGATTGGTATACAGCATTCTTACCTGAAGATAATTTCCCTGTTTATCATTACCATCTTTTCGCATCATATTAACATAATCTATGATACAAACTAACGGTGTATAACCAAGTCTTACTATTTCTTTGAATTCCATAACCAATTCATTGAAACCAAAATCCTGTCCTACTTTACGGCGCATGATTAAACGCCAGCCGCACTCTTTAAAACGTTTAATACAATACTTAACTATATCAGCATTCGATATATCAGCAGGAGGTACTTCTTTCTTATCATTTATCCAAAGTTCGTTGAACATAGCTTTCATATTCTGCGGAACTTCATTTTCCATTGAATAAAAAATACAGGTTGGATTGACAAATGACTCATCTACTTTATTCAGTGTGATTATCCAGCGTGCTAGTTTAAGCAGCATCATAGATTTACCATTATGAGCACGACTGTTTATTACCAAACTTTCTCCAAGGTCTATTCCACCATCCATGGCTTTATTCAAACCTTGCAATCCAGTAATGAATCTATTCTTTTTAGTATTGGTTGTCAATACTTCCATAGCCTTAATCAGAGATTCTTCATCATTAGAATCCATTTCTCTGGCTAAATGTTCTTCTGCTTTTCCTTTTAACTTGTTGAAATAATCATTATTATATTGAAGAATATTCTCATATGCTTCATTTAACTTAGCTAACGTATTTTCCTGAGCAGATACTGAATTATCAGTAGGTTTGCTCATAATACCAAACATTTGTCTGACTGCCTTATCATTATGCTCAAGCATTAACCATCTGCATAATTTCTGATATGAAAATTCAATAGAATCTTCATTGACTTCAGCAGTCATCATTGACTGTATTGAACGGAGAATTTCAGGATCGTTTTGAACCGCTTTGTTATTCTTAATACGTACTATTAAAGCTTCCATCGATGCTTTATCACTAAGCGAAATATTACTGTCTAATACTTCCCTTATTAGCATTGTATAAAAATCAAACGCATCCTGATTAAGGAGCTGATTGTTATTCAAAGCTTTAACGTGTATATCAAGAATTTTAGTTGCAACATCACGGGTAGTCTGATCATTTCTCCTTAATAATAGAAACAGTGTATCTGACAATGTTTCTACAGAATATTTAACCATGCTATTATTCTCTGACCTATTTAAACATGCAATGATTATCTTACATTTTTAATCATGAAAGATAACTCAAATTGCAATTTGAATAAGGATTAATTAAATGAATGCGTTCTTAACACATGTGTTAATCAACAATACTGATAATTCTGATCATCAGTTATGTAACTTCATCCTTGATGGATTAACTGATTACGACAAAATGAAGGTCGTACTTGAACAGGCTATCTACTATTCTTATCTCAAAGTCACTACTGGAGATAACAGTGTAGTAAAAGATATCAGTAAATCTGTCCATTCAATGTACCTTCAGTTAAAAAGATTTATCAATACTGAAAACAAAGTTCACAATGATTTTTATATCACTGGTATGGAAACCATCAGCAGTATTCTCAATGATAAATTAACCCGTGCTAATTTTGACTACAGTACTGTTGTGGCCATCTTCAGTGAGAAAGTAGAACAAACTTACTACGGTAATTTATACGTCCCTACTATTACCAAGGTATTTCTTGATATCTGGTGTAACATGATGACTGGCTGGTACAATAAAGATGAGTACCCTGAAGGTATCATGTATGATAGTGCTTTATATACACCTAATGTTACTACTATAAAAGGAAGCAATAGTCAAAACACTGTTACTTCTTACCGGGTTGCAATCACTCTGAATCCTATCTCAATCAAACAATTCTTTTTCAGTGGTTCTCCGGCTTTATGCTTAGCGTGCTTATTCAGGAATTGCGATTTTAGCGAGTATAACCTAAACGATATTCCTGCAATTTTTAGCAGCTTTTGCATCGATCATAGCAAATATGTTATGACAAACTCACCGGATGTCACATTTGTTGATGTTTGTTTCGATATGGTTACTGGAAGTTCATTCACATGCAAACCAGCAGGGAAGGATTGCATTATTGACCGTGAACCGTGGATAGACTGCATTAGAGATATGATCTCCAATAACAGGCTTAGCCCAGTTCTGGATGGAGAACTTTTCGGAGAGTTGCTTGCAAGAATAGGAGAAAACTCCGATCTCGTTAACTACTTTAAAAAACCTATCACCACAATTACCGCTACGGAAGCTCTTGCATTCCGTAAAAGCGTATTTGCAGAATTCTTAACAGATAAATTCGCAGTAGGACTTGAAGCGTTAGACGATGGAGAGTCTGATAAGAAGAAAGACGATTCAGACGATGATGATAAATCCGATGATGAATCTGATGATAAAGATGATTCAGATACCTCTGAAGATAATTCTGATGATTCTACTGATGATACTGATTCTGACGATACCGATACTGATGATCAGACAGATGATGATTCCTTTGGAACGGATACTGATACTGATTCAACAGACGATACCGAGTCATCTCAACCGGCCGAGGACAAACCTGCAGAAAACGTCCGACCTCAAATCGATCCGGGAAAGATGCTTCTTGAGTTAGCTAATCCTTCTGATTCAATGAGCGATTATATCTATCGTGAAACTGTTTCACGCAGAATCGCATCTCTCTTAAAGAATCCTCCTGAAAACGCAATGCCTAATGATCTTTTAATGCTTAAACGCTGGAGATCCAGATGGCTGTATTTAGCCAGCATTGCCTGTCTTCGTGACTTCCTTACAAGAGTATCGTTAAGATTGTCTAATGTGTAAGATTTTAAAGTATTTACTTTTCAAAATTTAGAGGTCTATAATGCCTATTAACATTAACAACAAGAAGTCAGTTCAAGAGATCTACAACGAAATGATGCGGACTATTGATTCTGACAGGACTATGTCCACAACCGACTATGCACGCTGCAGGAAGGTTTATAATGCGTGCTGCGATTTCTTAGCTAAGAATCATCTGTTAAATGCTGGTGTAAGCACCGATTCCTTTGGCTCCGTTATTTCCATGGAGGCTTTCGACGATGATACCCCGGTAGAGAATGCTGGTGTTGATGAGCTGGTAGATGAGGTAACCGAGGATAACGCAGTAGAGACTGAGACCGGTGATGCTGAGCCTGCTATCGATGTTGGTCCTGATGGTCCTGAGAAGGAAGAGACTAAGGAGGAGGTTAAGAAGGCTATCGCTGTATTCTTAGCCAAGGTCAAGGCTTGCGCTGGTAACAACACCGCATTCCTGCATCATCACTTCTCTCATGGTGGACAGGATCAGGCTCTGTCTCAGGCTATTGCCAACAGCGTAAATACTGTTTATGCTCCGTCACTGGCTGCCATGGCTAACAACATTGGTATCCCTTCTCAGGAAGCTTTCGGTGCTAACATCGATAAGGTTCTTCCTGATGTCCGTGCTTCCATGACTGTTACTCTGCTTCAGTTCCATCGTGGTCTTATTGACCGTATTATGCATCGTCGTACTTCCACTTCTCCGTACGTTAAGTATGTAGTACCGTATGCTGAAGTTTACGATATGCTTAAGAGTAATGATGAGGATCACAATGTCCGTGACTGGGGCGATCACATCATCCCGTTCATTGAGCTCTATGGCGATCCTAAGGCAGTAACCAACCTGCTTCAGCCTATCATTCCTCTTGAGGCTAATGATACTGAGGGTGTTGTATTCGCTGATGGTTATATTAAGTTCGGTCCTCGTGCTAATCTGTTCGATCTGTCCGTACTTCCTAATCAGCTTGGTAAGACCCACTACAACTACACCGATCTCGTATCTGAGAACGTAATCGTTAAGTCGGTTGTTGTTGAGGTTACTAAGGGTGAAAAGAAGGAGCTCATTGAGATCCCTGTTGACAAGGTAAATGGAGCTAGGTTACAGATGACTCCTAACGTCAACGACTCTGGTATGCGCTCCTGCATGTTTACCTACACTGTAAGGTTTGATAAGAACACCAAGACCAACACTGGTGCTACTTCTGAGATCTTTGCAGCTTGCACCGATACTGATATTATCAGGGTAACTATTACTGATGCTACTTCCATCAACCTCAAGAGGTCTGATGTTCAGGGTATTGGTTCCGTTAGCTGGAAGGCATACTCTGTAACTGGTGCTGAAGTTGATCCTGCTGTTTCTGCTCTTGCTGATGAGATTGGCATGAACCTTGTAGCTTACAGTGTTGATGCTAAGTACTCTGAGGAAAACTTAAGGAAGTCCAACCTCGCTATCCGTAACCACATTCGTACCTTCGATTTCGAAATTTCGAATGGCCGTAATATCCTCGTCGATTACTCCTTCGAGGAAGAGATGCCTGAGTTCCTGATGAGCCTTGTTACTGAGGCAACCTCTCTTGGTCAGGACCACCGTGGTATCGATGTTATCATTCGTGAGCTGCTTCATGTTTACGATGTAACCAACGAGGAGAATGCTGATCCTAACTTCCGTGAGCGTCTTGATAAGATCGGATTCCAATACGTATCTTCTCAGCTCGTTCGTCCGGTTGTATATCTCGGCACTATCGATCTGGCTAATGTTGATTCTGTACGTTCCAGCGATGTACTTGGCGATATTCGTCAGTATGTTGAGTGGGAGCTCCTGAACTACATTTCCCTGATTTACCAGAACTCCTTCTATAAGCATCAGCTCAATGCTGGTGAGAAGCCGATGTTCAAGGTATTCACCTCCTCCGTAATTCTTGAGACCATCTTCAGCATTCCTCATATTCACAACCATCTGAATACTGAGTCTCCTGTTGACGGTTCTTCTGTTGAGTACAGGCGTGTACTTCCTAACGGAACTATTCTTGACTGCGTAACCTGCACATTTAACTATATGCGCGATAAGGTCGTCATGATTCCTTATCGTGAGAACGCTCCTGAGGATATTCTGAACTTCGGTCACAACTGGGATTATGGTACATTCGTTGCTCACTACAATCCTCAGCTGGACAACGCTGTCAACAAGCGTGTATTCTCGAACACCAGGTCCATGGTTATTCCTACCAACCCTATGGGTCTGTATCTTGATGTTCATAACCTTAATGAGTTCATCGATATGTTCCAGATCACCAACCCGACTTCGTCCAAGCTGCCTCAGCCTAGTGAGCTGAATGTAGATAAGAAAGGCGCATAATATAAAAATTATTCGCTAATCAACGATTAAAGACTACCATCCCTGTTACCAGGGATGGTAGTCCTATCGTTATTGCTGTATTCTTTTTAAATACTGCATACCTGCATCTAATCTTGCTCTATTAGCATCTTCTTCTGCTACATCAAACCTATGATCCGAATCTCTCTTCATAGAGAAATCTTCAGTTGCCGTCATAGTAAAATGAGTCCATCTATTACACTTTTCTATCATTGAAGCAGACTGGTGTTCATGCCTTCTTTCATGAGACATTAACATATGTGCCCATAACTCTACTGTCTTATCAGTAAACGCACCTTTAGATTGAAATTCTCTTAACTTGGATAACGCCATATATGGTCTGTACATAATGAAGCCTGACATACTTCTATGAAGATTACAAAACTCAGGTGACATTATACCAACCATAGGATCAGGATGCGCTATATCTATAATGCAATTACCTGCTAAGCATTCACCTGCTGAAAGATAAGTCCAGATACTTGTTTCATATTCACCAAGTTTAAATTCTTTACAGCGTTCCTTTTCTGTTTTCTCTGAAAGAAGAAGTTCATTAGGTTTCAATCTGGTACTCATAAAACTAAGAGCATACAGATTAACATCTTTATCATCTAACTTGGTTCCTAACTTCTGTCCTTCTTCTAAGATTTTATCATATACCTTAAAATACTCTCTGTGAGTAAGGACACCCAGACAATCTTCATTTTCCATAGGTGTCAACTTTGTATATAATTCTGATATCATTTATTAAACTCCTTCTCAAATTCTTTTTCAAGTTCTTCATAGTTCGGTAACCCATAAAATATTGAACATATTTCAACAGCATTTAAATCTGGCCTGGTTATTGCTGAAAAATATAATTCTAATGCTTCTGGTTTAAATCCATTTATTGACAATGATGCAGCTAACTGAGTTTCTTTCGATATATTAAATGCAGATATGGTACTGGGATACATCGAAGATACATCCAAGTCATTAGTTGCTACTGATACCTGTGTAGTATGATTGACTCCTTTCAGTGCTTTAACACCAACACCTACTGCTTTATCCGGAGGAAGAACAGTACCGCCAGCTTTCATAAACTGACTATCCCATTCATTATACATTGCTCTTCCTATTGAAGCTGGAAGACGTGGGTCATCTTTTTGAGTTTTACCATAATGATAAGATTCGTTCTGAACCTGAGTAGTCTGACTGGCAAACTGCGCCATTAATGAATAACCGCATAAACCATAGATAGCATCTATATCGTTGTTCTTCCATTCCATCAGCATCATAATCAGAACATCGTTAATGTTGTAAGCAATATAAGTTAAGAACTCATATGTCTGTGCATGCCAGTGATTGGTTATTTCACCAAAATGAAGTTTTCCTTGACCTAGCTCTTTGTTTGAAATATAGTCTAATGAATAAGATGAATCTCTTCCGTATACTTTTCTTAATCTCGCATATAGACACATACTATCAATAAACTGAGAATATCCAGTTATACTCATCCAGTGCCATTTATCTGTGAAATGATCTCTCTTAGCGCCATCCTCTTTCCAGTATACATATCTATACTCAGGTGGTATTTCCTTAGGTACCATTATATCAACTGGATCACCACCTAATTTCTCTATACGATCCAGTATCTTTGGAATATCGTATCCCATATTCCAAATACCTATGAAATCAGTTTTACATTCATGAATCTTTTCAAATATCCAGCGTATTAAATCCAATTCACTTTCATGAATAGTAAATACTAAATCAAATTTGTGTTTAACTAATTCAGATCCAATGACTTCATGAATAACTTTGAGACAGTCTTCTGTAGTTGCCGGTGTAAACTTATCATTTGCTTTGTCATATATTCTGCAATACTCTTTAAGCGCAGCTGTATAAATTGTATGCTCATGAATAAAGGTAAGTACATTGATACGTCCCTCCCCTCTTACTTCATTTTCAATATCGAACGCACCTTTGGTTAATTTAGGCACATATCCTTTTGGAAGTTTGTCTGAATACTTTTGACGAATAAGAGTTTCGGTACTTATATCTGCTCCATACACATATGGACTGGTACATAATTCTCTTATCGATTTATACTTCTGCCATGCTGGAAGACCCAAAGCTTGTGCTAATTTATATTGAAGTTCGGAATCATGACAGATATACTGATCCAATCTGCTAATATGTTCAAATTCCTTTTTATAATGATGATCTCTGAACTGTGGCTTAGTTATCCAAAATGGTCTAACTGGATCTCTGAAAATATTAAGATGATCTACCCATTTCTCAGTCCCATCATCGTTTTTAACCAGAATTTTTTCCTTAACAACTACCGCATCTTTAGATGAATCATTATCCTTGGTTTTACAATGCGTTGAATGAATATAGAATCGTATGTTATTCATTTCAAATCCCTAAAATCTTAAACCTCTATAATAGTTCTATTGTATTTGTTAAATTAACAAAAAATAAAAGTGCGTACCTTAATTGGTACGCACTCATACAATCAGCAAATACCACTACTGATTAGAAGCACATTTCAACGAGCTTCTCTGCAAGCTCTTCTCCAGGTGACTTCTTTTTAAAATTCTGCATAACAAGTGCATAAAGATCTTCGGCACTTATTTTGAGTTCTTCTTTGTGGCAATAGGTGGTAAAGGTCTTGCCGTTCTGAACACTCTTGTAAACAAACATAAAATGTCCTGCAGCAACAGGGTTACCCTTCTGAAAGCTGAAAGCAAGCAGACGACCAGTAAAGGCCTTATCCTTACCATTATTATCAAACGTAACATGAATCAACGGACAAAGGCCATTGACGTTCTTAAGATCGTCGTTAACGGCTTCGCAGTCATTCAGATCGATCTCAATTGATTTAAGTTTCATCATCGCACCCTAATTTAATTAATGAGAATCAATATTCATACATAAAAAGGTCTTCAATTGCCTCCTCTTCACTTACACGAAGCGTACAAAGCTCAGACAGATATTCATCACGTTCCTGTTCGGTAAAGTCTGAACTTACGAATGAATTGTTCGTCGGACCGACTATTATTAGTTGTTTTGATTCGATAGCTACTGAAAGCTTCTTGATCTGATACTCGCCGCTATAATCACCACAAGGAGTATACGACAAATACCTGAGCGTCAAACGATTCTTTTCGACATCACGAATGCAGTAAAATACCCATCCTTCTGAACGATAAAGTTCGTTCTCATCGCAACTGGCAGTTACTCTGATAAACGGATAACGCTTAATAACAACACCGTGTGCGACAGTCTTTGCTACTTCCTTGTTCGCACCAGCATCAATCACAACAGTGCAGTGATTAGCGGACATAACGGTTTGCAGAGCTTTATTTAATTCAGTCATATTTGTTTCTCCTCAATACCACAAAGATCACCCGCTACAAGAACGGGTGACCCAAGTGGTTTAATTAAACAACCTACTAACGATTAGATTCCGAGAAGCTTCTTAAGATTAGCTTCGTAATCAGCGACTATTGACTTCGTCACAGATTTAGTCATCTTGTAATCGTCGGTAATTACATATCCTTTCTCAACCTTCTCATCGCTAGAAGGAATTGGATACTTCTTGTAAGAAGCAGCAGTTACCTTCCTTGTTCCGAAAGGTGTCGTTACTGAAACCGAAGACTCAACAGCCTTAGCATCGTCAGTCTTACCAGCCTTAACCAGTTCCTCAACCTTGGTACTGAGGACATCGCCATTATAGCGATTAATTCCATCAGTAACCTCAGTTTCAACTGAGGCCTGCTTCTCAAGGATCTCCTTAGTAATTCCCTGAGAAGTCAGGAAATCTCTGAAATTCTTAAGGGTCAGAGTAGTTCCGATCTTGGTCTTACCATCCTTGTCCTTAGCTTTCTCCTCCTTGTTGCCATTCTTAACAAGAAAAGCGGCAAAAGTCGTGCCACTCTCAACGGCGGTCTCTTCCTTCTTAACTTCTTCAGCCATAATTTTCTCCTATATATTTGGCGAAATAGTTAATATAATAAGTGATCCTTATTATACTCAATACTGATCACTTAACCCAATACATTTTAATAATATATTTTTATAAGTCATTTGAACTTATGCGTAAAGTATCTTACCAAGCTGTATCATGAAATCTTTATTATAAATCCAATACTCTGCAAAGTAATCAATATCGTTTACTGTTCTAAGTAAATGGCCAATGTGAATTGGAACATCAGGCAATTTTTCAATAGAATTCAATCCGACATTATTAGCTCGCATAGCATCGCAAACCATTGCAATTAAATCAGGTGTCATTCCCAGAATATTGATGGCTCTAAAGTATTGTTCAAATGTTACATGTCCTCTGACATTATGCAGATTCTGAATAAAAATCTGAGCATTGGATATGTCAATACCAATATCGCATAAATAACTTACAGTAAGATAAAATATATCCAACGGCGAGCTTATATATGTTTTAGTGATAATGGTATCAATAACGTAACTCATTGACGAAGCTTCGCAATTGAATCCAATAGCGCTAAGCATCGTATAAATATGTTCTCTAATATGTGCTCTGCAATTAGCATTTATGCAAAAACGCATACCATTATAATTAGCAAGTCCTGTGTGGCATACAGGGCAATATCTCATTCTCAGATTAACACGCTTCGATATTGAAGGGTGCTTTACTTTAATCAGGAACCGCATCGTTACGATGCTAATATCTATTACATCGCCAACTGCTAAGTCAAAATCAGAATCGCGATGCATTAAAAGGCCAGGTATCTGATTAACGCAAGAACCTTTGCTATCAAAAATTGGTGTTATCTGAACAAATGTTATTACGCTATCATCAGTCGAAAATTGTGTATAAAAACCTGTTACGGTTGCTGTATAAGATTCCATTTTAATTATCCCGGATTAATCATTGGACATAGCTGTTGTCCGATTAAACTATCTGGGCATTTTAATCACACTATTAGCTCTGTATTTTAAAAAAATATATGAACAACTAGTCAAGTTATCTACTTGACTAGTTATTTATTTAAGCTTCAGTCCAGGCATCCTGGCATATCTGTCTTAATCTTGACTCCGGTATATGTTCAAGTTTGACAGTAGCATTCTCTACAAATACTTTAATGTTGTCAATATCAGTAGTATTCGTAGAAGTAGCAGTTGATAACGACGCGATAGCTTCTTCTTGCTGCTTGGATTGTTCTGCTACATTATTAAGAAGCTCTTCGTTACCTGTAATGTTTTCAAGTCTCTTATCAAAATTATCTGCCACACTTTGAATATACGGTTTAACTGTAGATAAGCAAAAAGTCTTCATATTAGGCAAAGACATAATCAAATCTCCTTTATACTGACTATAGCATGAACTTGCATTTTAACATATGCTAATCATGACAAAGTAGTCTTATCGAGGATCTAATTATGAGAATAAACAGAATACTGCTCAAAGGATATAAAAGATTCAGACTTGATAATATCGATCAACTAGAAGCTGAATTTCCAAGTAATGTAACAGTAATCATAGGTAGTAATGGGAGTGGCAAAAGCAGTTTGCTCAGTGAACTATGTCCTTTACCTGGGGTAAGAAGCGATTTTGAAGCAGATGGTAGAAAGGAATTAGATATAACTCACAACGGTAAAAATTATCAGCTAATCAGCGATTTCAGTAATAAATCGTCTCCTCATTCTTTTATAGAAAATGGAACTGAGCTTAATATTGGGCACACCACTGATATTCAGAATGAACTTGTGCTAAAATATTTTGGTATAACTTCTTCAGTAAGAGATCTGATTTACAATAAAATCAAATTAACCAAAACCACTAAAGCAGAAAGAAGAAATTTCTTTCTTAAAATAGCTCCTATGGATCTCAGTCTAATTCTTGATACCCATAAGAAAACTTTAGGAAAAATTAAAGATTGCAAAGCTAATTTAACTTTACTTTATACTAAGAAAAATAATCTTGAAAGTAAAATGATGTCTGAAGAAGTATTGAGTAACAACATCAATACTAAAGATAAGTTAAAAGCTAAATCATCGGCACTGCAGAATGTTATTCTGAGTCTGACTCAGCATATCGAAACTATTAAAAATACTTACAGAGAAGATCTTCTTTACAATGAAACTATTAATACTTACGAAATTCATCAGGCTTATCTAAAATTCAGAAGAAATCTATTGAATTATACCTGTGTAGCCAGAGGTGAAAAATTCGATAAAGAAAAAGACAAACTTAATTCTGAGTTATCCAAACTTAATGAGAAAAAAGAAAATTCATTAAAAGCTATCGAATCTCTGACCAATGAGATTGAAGAATTTAATAAGCATTTGGATAGTAATGAAAACGCAAGATCGGCTAATGCTATCGAAAAAGATATTCAGGAAATAGATTCAGCGTTATCTGAGTTGATTGTATCCGACATTGAAGCTATACCGGAGAATGAATATCAGCTCCATTATAATTGTATTGAAAAAATTCAATCTTCTTTACAGACCTTTATGAACTGCAGCACCGATATGCTTCCTATTGATGAGCTGTATGAGAAAAAAGCAAGATTGAGAGAACTTAAACAATCTCTGGATAGTTACAATATAAGTATTAATTCTCTGAAAGAAAGTATAATGGAAATAGAAAATGAACTGACTGCTTTCAAAGAAAAAGCTCAGGTACCCGCTGAATGTTCTATGAAATGCGGTTTAAGATCTATTTTCAGATTAAGGAGCGATAAACTTAATGAAAAGATTAAATTAACAAAAGATGATTTAATGAGCAAAATTCATGACAGAGATAAGTTAGCTGAAGAATATAAAAAGCTCATTAGTTTACTTACTCCGTTTATAAAATACAAATTAGTTGAAGCTTTTAATAGCATTAAAGATTGTCTATGTGGCAGTAAATTTAATCTGTATAAATCTGATGCTGATTTGATTGAAAGAATCAATAAGCAACCTGTTAAACTCATAGCTGATATGAATGAAATCATGAAAATGTCGGATATCATTCATAAGCGCGATGATCTTCTCAATAAAAGAAAGCTTTTAGAAACTGAGCTGTCTGCTATAGTTTCATCTTCAAATGTAAGTACAAGTTTCATTAAAAAAGAGCTGGATAAAAAGACTATAAAATTAGGTAAAGAACTCAAAAATAAAACTGATATTGATAGGCAGCTGAAAAGAGTGGATGTAATATGGAGACGATACCAGGAGTACTCTACAGATCTTAATGTAATCAGAGAATTACAAGATAAATACAATCGAGGAGAACGCTCTCTTGTGGTAAAGAAGGCTATAGAGTACTGGACTAACGTACGTGATAAATACAGTCAAATGAATGACGATATTCAGGAAGAATTGAGAAACATCGAAACTATCATCAAAGAACAGGAAATGCTTAGACATACTTACGATACTGAGATTATACCAAGTATCAATAAAATAACCAAAGACAGAGAAGTACTTAATAAGATTGAATATGCATTATCACCTAACACTGGTATACCTCACGACACTATGGTAAAATATCTGAATGTGATGATAAATAATGTTAATTATTTTCTATCACAGATTTGGAGTTACAAAATGCAGTTAGATACCATAAGCAATGATGGTAATCTGGATTATGGTTTTCCTCTGACTGTTTATCATAATCAGTCCAAAGATATCAGTTTACTTAGTGATGGTCAATGTGAAGTCATCGATCTGGTATGGGTATTATCTATACTTCTTCAAATGAACCTTTTGAAGAATATACCTTTTTATGCAGATGAAATCAGTAGATGCATGGATACTTATCATAGAGGAAAAACATTGCAGTTTCTAAATTCATTGATTGATAACAATCTGATTAGTCAGCTCTTTATTATCAATCACTTTGCTGCTATAAGTGAAGGATTTACTGACAGTAATGTAGTATGCTTGAACAACGACAATCTTAATGATTTACCCAGTAATACAAATGAATTTGTAAAAATTACTTATAATTAAGAACAAGCAGTTCTCTGGATATCCAGAGAACTGCTTCATATCTTAATTGGATACTGTTTTGAATATAGGAACTCTTCTTCTATACACTTTCCAGCCATCGATATACTGATTGTCTACGCTAAGAGCATAAACTATGCCATCATCATCTACATGAATGTGATGGTATCCTTTGCTCTTAAGAAAGTTCTCAGCTTCCTCACCTTTTAACTGTTCAAAGTTAAGTAAGATCTTAGGTGAAAGAAATACTTCATAATTATATTTCAATTAAATTATCCTCTTAAAATTTAATCTGGTCTTCGGTAAATAAAGCATAACTAAATGAGTTTCCCCATTTATCTTTAGCCTTATTTATCACGGACATGAACTCATTAAAATCATTACTCGCAGCTATAACACTGCAGCCTAATGACCAATTATCAACATTAATAGATTTACCACCCGGAATAGCAGTAGCTCTGTGAATATTGGTATAGGCTATTTCCTCATATTGCTTGCCTGAGAGATCAAGAATCTTATCTCTATTATTATCTCTCCAATATTTCATAGGCTTAACCTGTCTTAAAGCCTGATACTTACCGTGATGAAGTCCTACTGCATAAGCACCTTTATAATAACCAGGTACTAAGATAGCAGTTCCATTACAATTCTGTGGTTTTAATCTTCCAGCTACTCCCGGGTCAACAGTAGCATCATACTTCTTGATTCTCCATTCATCATTAACTTTATAGACTATACCAACGCAGTCATTAAAATTATTGGAATCTTTATCTTCAGTATTTCTTATACCGAATACATTTACATTATAATCACCTTCAGTAAAGAAAGGATAATTAAGTGCTGTATAAGTTCTCTGCATAACTGAAGGAGTAAGCTTATTTAAAAATGGGCATACACTCATATTTTATTCTCCTTTGATGTTACTTATAGCATGAGCCATGCAATAGCTAGGTATAGCGAGGACAATGAATATGATAGATGGTATTAAAATTATTCTAGAGAGAATATATAGAACTATACCACGTCCTGTTCTCGAAGCTGCTTTCAAACCTTGGGAAACTGGCACCACTCTTGACGAATGCATCAAAAACAAGGTATTGTTATCCAGCGTTCGAGATGAGATTAGTGTCAGAGGTGGTAAGATCTATAGAATCATGTTAAATCTTGATTGGTGTGAATATACCAGTTCTCCTTCTCCTTATGCATTAGGCATAAGTGGAAGTTATAGTACTTACCGTATACCTCCTGAAGCAAGAGAGAACAGAGATATAAGCTGTATATTAAGTGTAAGATTCCCTTATAGTATCAATACCAGTTCAAGCGGTAACTTCTATAACACCTGCAGTACCAGAGGTAACACTGTAAGCGGATTAGCCTGCGCTGCATTGCAATCTCAGACTAATGCTAACTTACTCAGTACACCTACTGGTATTATACGTCCAGGTAATGTTATTCAACTTGATCCTCCCCAGTATAACTGGGTTCCATGGCAGGTTACTGTAAGATTAGTTTATGACGATAATTTCAGCGGTATAGATGTAAGTACTGCATTACCTCTTATCGATGTATGTGTATATGCGGTACAACAGTATATTTATAATGAACTCGTATTCGCTGTTGAAAGCAACTTAGTAGTTCACGGTATGGAAATCGGTGTATTCAGAGACATTATAAATGAATATAAAGGTGCTGAAGATAAATATGCTGAAGCATTACTTGCCTTAGGTGGTGCTGAAACATACGAACCTCAGAGGCTCAAGAATATTTTAACCCGTATGGTTCCAAGACGATAATAAAGATCACTCTCTTCCTTAATGGGAGAGAGTGATTACTTTATTTCATTGCTTTAATTGCTACAAGTATAATGTAAACAATGAGAGCTATTTTTAATGCCGATACTGTAGTCTCACGGGTTGAATATTGAATCTGTTGAATAAGCACATTAACCGTTGCTTTGATATTCAGAATACTTTGATCTGATATTCTTGAAGATGAATACACATTCTTAGCTGCTTTAATAACCAAGATAGGTTTATTGGTATCTATTCCGTTTCTGCCGCAATATCTATAAGTCTGACGTACTACATTATCTATGAATATATAAGGGCCTAATAAAAGAATAGTATCATCTTGCTCTTTGGTTTCAGACTTTTTATTTTCTTTGATTTTCTTAGTAGCATATTCAGAAAATCCTATCAGCATATTTCTAATTTGCGTATTGTTTACTGCAGTAAATAAGGAAGCAGTTATTCTGATGGCTGCATCATCTAAGAATCTTGATACTGATAGGCAATCTGCATATACTCGTTGAATACAGGTATCCAACTGAGTTTCCTGTTCTACATATCTGGATTCACCTGTTTCATTATCTGTACCTATCGTGCTATAAGAACCAAAAGTATCATTAGTCTCCTTAACTCTCATATACTCTTCTACGAAGATATTGATCTGATTTCTGATTCTAGTCTGAAAATCAGTCATAAAGTAAAGTACATCTTTATCTTCTACAAAAGTATCAATAGTTTTTCTATGTATAGAGTCAGGAGCAAGCATATCCGCTACTCTTGCTTCCATAACCAACTTCCATGTTCCATATCTCTTGATATCAAACTTAGCAGTTAACTGTTCAAAAGTGGCCTGCATCGTTGCTTCATTTGGTTTATAAGGAAAACGATGATTAACTAATGAAGTAAAATATTTATACTGCAGAATTTTCAATACAAAAGTTTCACCTTTTAATTTAAGATCGTTAGACAATTTAGATACTGCAAAACAGTGTACTACATAAGTACAAAATAAATTAAAAGGATCAGATACTACTTTAAAACTCTTATCAATAGTAGGAATGCTATTGATAATCTTTTTCATATCCGAGGTAGTAAATCCCCTGGACATCATATCTTTTGCTTCTAACTGAGCTGACTTCTTTAATAACGGAATCAGATTTCTTACCGAAAATCCAAAGACCATATCTCTGGAATTACTTACTATGTTAGAAGCAAAATCTTTACCATCTACATCAAACAAATCAAAAAAATCATCTTTATTCCTCTCAGTAAACAAGCACTGATATAATCCAAGATAAGGAGAAGCAAATGCATTTAAATTAGTACCTGTTGATTCATAAGTCACTACAAATCTATTTAATCTCTGTACCAAATCCGGAGTTATGTCTACATGTACTTTCTCTGTCAATATATCTCTTATTTTAGTTGTCATTTATTTCTCCTCACCTCAAAAATCTTCTTGCAAAATTCTTTATAGAAGATTCAGCTGAAATATTACTATTAATTTGATTATTTTCATATTTAACCTGAGTCATAGCTAATGGAGCGACTTCAATCACCGAATCATCTACTAATGTGTTAAGATAATTCAATTCTCTTTCATATGCTTGCTTTAATACGTAAGAAATACTATCATTCATTTTAGATTGAAGTTCAGCTATTCTTCTTCTTATGCTTATCTGATTAGCTCTTTCTTTAGAAGATATATTAGCTGCGACTGAATCAATAGCATTTAGCACCTGAGAATCAGCTACGCCATACGATCTTAAATTCTTCCCATAGAAGATAAAATAATTAGCTAATAGATGTGAAATAACCTGGTCATCGTGCTTGCCGGATTCATGATCGATTCTTCCTGCTCTTAAAGTAAGATTACAATATTCTGATATAAGCGTTCTATCGTATATTCTATCCGCATTTAACTCCAGCATCTTCATCATAACGTTCTTATACAAAATAGTTCTTGATGAAGCTGTAGTTAAAAATCCAAATACCGCTCTTACTCTGCCTATCAGATTTTTATAAGAATAAATATCTATACTGGCATATTTAGGATCACCTAAATTTTGAATAACTTCGTTATAAATTCTAAAGAATGGATTGATATTGTTATCAGCCAATACTTCAAGCAAATAATCAATGATCACTACACCAGTAGATTTTCTTTCAGGTACTAAAATCAATCCCGGAAATCTGATCATCAGCTTAAAAATAAATCTGGCTACTTCCATAGTATTGGATTCGTTACATCTGCAAGTGGCTAAGGTAGCCATATTCGCAAAAGAAGTAAAAGTCATGGTAGTAAAGTCTCTACCAATGTTTTCAGACGTATCCAATCCTAATGCTATCGGGCTATTTCTGAATTTTGACGATTTCACTACTTCTTCTTTAACATACCACTTAATCATGAACCCATCTGAAATATCAGTATACAGAGGTTCTTTCAATGAATTTCTTATCTTTCTTCTCATCTCTTCAGTTAAGATGGCATTATCAGAAGACGATTTCCAGATATTGAGAAGATCACGATCGATATCATCCTGAGACAAATTAGCACGGGCTGCTGCCTGTTGAAGCCACGTATCATCCTTACCTAACTGCTTATATGAAAATTCCAAATACAGCATTGGAGAAGCAGATGATGAATTCTTGGCAATAACTTTAAGAAGTTCATCCCGATTCTTAACATCATACATAGCTTCATAGAAAGGAGCAGCTTTCATAAAGATATCAAGAGCGAATGCACCTTGTCTTATATCCGGATTACCAGCAGTAGTAGTATACACAATAGGAGAAGGCAATCCATGCTTTCTGGCATTATTGGAAGCAGCAAGCATTGAGTTAACAGCTGTTGGAACAACTATCCAGTTATAATTCATAAATGCAATTTCATCAAAATGAATTACAGCCATCGTTGCCCCGCGGCCCAGCTTAAAGGCACCATTTTCATCATTGGCTGAAGTGAACGTTTTGTATTCGTTATTTAATCCAGCATAAAACAGTCCTTCCTTTCTATCCGAATCTGTTGACGATTTAACTATCATCCATTTAGGCAATCCCTCTTTCAGCTCTTTGAGACGAGATACGTTATCTTGTACCAGAGTAGCATCTTTAGTAAACATTCCTATATCTAAGTTAGTGCCCATGACATACATCATGTAGCACACTACTACTTGAGTACCATAAGTTTTACCTGTCTGACGTGGCATTATCCAACCCACATCGACATCATTCATGAATGACCAAATGAATGCTAAGTTACCTCTATTGAGCACATATGGAATACCGTGTTCATCACCTGCCACTGGTATTCTTACTACTTCTCTTACAAAGTACCATATATTTCTTTTACATTCTGTAACTATTCTGGCTTGCTGCTCTAAAGTTAAATCTTCTGAATGTGGGTTTACACCTTTCAACTTAGGATCTAATAAAGAAAGAAAAAAATAATTATTATGTATTCCCATTCGTTTAAGAACAATAGACATTCGTAGAAACGAAAGATTGGGGGTATCGTAATCTATGAGTGCATTGTTCTTAGCAACGTCTTCATCATATAAAATACTCATGTTACAATCCTTAACCGTCTAAGACTATTCCATGCTTTATATGAGAAAAACAAAAAAATAAAGCCGCGATTTCTCTGCGGCTTATTCACTAGATTCCAGTGCCTCGGCGTAGCTGTTAGACTACCTTCGGCTTAGACCGGCTGGTACGGGCGGGTGGCTGCTGAGTGGCTTAGTCCTCAGCCTTAGCAGCCTTCTTGGCTGCTTTGGCCTTGGCCTTCGCTGCCTTCCTCGCAGCCTTAGCGAGGAGCTTGAGCTCCTTGCGGCTGCAGGAAAGCTCAGCGTCCAGATGAAGCTTGCACTTCATGGACTGGCCTCCTTTATTGGACTAGTACCGTTTGTTGAACAACAAACAACATACAGCATCAACTAGTATAGCTTTATGTCACTATAGTTATATATATTCGAGAATATTTAACCTACACTGAATTAAAAAAAAGAACAGCACCCCACAATCGGAGGTGCTGCCCTTAGTATGCATACTAAGAAATGTTACCGTTAAACTTTATTAGCCTCAAGTATTCCGTTATAATCCTTAGCTACCAGGAATAACGGATTATCAGATTTTGTCTGCGTAATACTCGACATATAAACTGATCCGGTTAAGGCTTTATCTACCAAAGTCGTAAGTAACGTTTGATGTAACGAATCTGTATTAAGTAAGTTCGAATGATACTTCTCGCTCATCAGGAAAGAGAACTCAGGAATACTGTGAAGCAAGATCTTCTTACGAATCTTGTAGCTAAACACTTTCTTAAGTTCTTTATTCACTTGCGCTATCTGTTCAGCAGTTAACGTAGTTCCATAAACGAACCGATATGGTTTACTGTCTACAAAGATTGGCAATTCTCTATTGTCCAGCAATAATTTCTTGTCGTCTTCTTCATTAGCATCCAGCGTTCGTTTATTATCCTTAATACCGAAGATCGCCAGCATCGATCCAGCTACAGCTGCTTTCAATGCCGCCTTGAACTTAGACACATCTGTATAAACGTCATACCCCTTGTCCGCATGATCAAGATACATCTCAATATCGTTAAACGATGTTATTTCATCCTCACGACTGATAACTGTCTTCGTTATGAAGTTGGTTACAATCTTCATGATGTTACAAAACATCTCGCAGATCTTAGGCTCAAATATATTCTGAAACTCCGCACCGCAAGCTTTAATCTCACGCATAACAGTTCTGGCTACTTTAACAAAATCAGATTTGTCCATACCAGCAACAACATCATTCACATGATTAAAAGCCTGAGTAAGCGCCTCATTATCACCCTTAACAGTTTCAGCAGTATCTACGGTCGCCAGCACTACTGTCTTCTTGTCTACCTTAATGTTAGCTGCATCAAGATTTGCCTTAACTTCAGACACATCTTTGACTACATCCTTCATCTCGGTATCTACTGCAGTGTATCTGTCCAGTTCAGCTCCGCCATCAACAACTACCAGCTTCTCAGCCTTAGCCGTCATAAATGTCTTAGGAATGTTCTTCCCAACATACTCCTCAAACTCATAGTCAGGAATTCTTTCAATACGGTACGATACATCCGTTACCGTCTGAGTGAATTCGGGCTGAGGTTTGGGTTCAGGCTTAGGCTCAGGTTCGGGTTCAGGAGCTTGCTGCGTTCTCTGCGGACGCCTAACCTCCTGAGCATTCTGATAATACTGACGTTCCATATTACGATCAGGTCTGGAAGAATAGTCATCGACTCTCTGACGAGGACGATTTCTATTGTATATGTCACCTAAATCTACGCCATCATAAGCATACTGAGATCTAGGACGATTGCACATCCTATTCCCATAACCGCCAAACTGGTTCTGATTGGTATATGGATTCACCGGCATCTGACTGCCATCAATGTCGTTGAAATTCACGGCGCCATAAGCCGCTGAAATCTCATAACGTCTTCTGTCAACCATGCTCCATAACTCTTCCCGACCAGCCTGTCGAGCAGACAGATTCTGACAAATCCACTGCCACACAGGACCATTCTGACTCTGAGCGTCTCTGACTAGATCATTACGTAATCTGTTCGCAACGTTAGAGTTAAACTCGTTCTGCTGCACGCCTACTCTCAGATACCAATCAATGCAGGCAATATAATTGTCAAGATTGGCTCTCAGAATCTGCATCTGCTGATTCTGCATCTGCTGCTGTGCATAGGGATTCTGAAATGTCCCTCCTCCATAGCCATTTGCCATAGGCTGGCCATAGCCCATATTGTTTCCTGGAAAATTCATAATAACTCCTTACTTATAATTGTCTACTGGCTGAATATCCGCATACCACGGCATTCTGCTTTTATCAAAATTACCGTTTTGATCTATCTGTGCATACGGATTAATATCGCCAGCAATTCCTGGATTAGATGACGGATAACTCCACATTCCCTCGATCGCAGAAAATGTTGAAGAAAACTTATGTTCAGCGGATTTGATCAGATTTCCGTTGGACTTCTTTTTACCCTCACCTTTACCACTGCTACCATTTTCCCTTGACTGATCAGGACGTACTTTCTTTACCAGCATACTTAACAAGATGTTATCATTGTAAAATGCCGGTTTAGACTTTACGCCTTCAGTCATATGGAAACTATCCATGACAACAGTGGGATTGAGCCGTAACGCTTTCTTTACGGCAGAACTATCGGACTTTTTCTTACTAACTCTGGTCAATGTGTATACTGCATTGAAGAGCTTTTCAACTGTCCCTGAATAGAGAAGATTGATACCTCCCAATTTCTTTTCAAACAAATCATTGGCTTTATAACCAGCAAGCCACCCATTAATGTTATAAAACACCAGCACGAACAAATGAAATATGTCCTCAACTGGTACGTGTAATTCTCTCTCCAACTCAACTTGCGACATTCTATCAAGATACATACGTAACGATTCAAGATGAGATTCCCCATGACTGCCCGCCAGGAGCATTTTCCCGGGATTAGTGATATCGTAAATAATTGCCCCCAATAGCATCCTATAAGCGGCCTTACTCAACACTGTATTCTTTCCTGTTTTCGTTACTTCTAAACTTTCCGGATTATTCGGAAAATAAGCGTCTTTCGTGTACGGTTTCCATATATACAGAATCGACGCAACAATGCACTTGACATCGTCGTCTGACATTGCCTCCTTTCGTACTTTCAGATATATATCATTCTTAATTTCAAAATAAGTAAATTCTTCGCTGGGCATCTCCGGGATGTGGTCCACAAAGCCAAGAATCTTATCTGAAACATAAAGCATTTCCATCGCTCCGAGAAATCCATACTCGGCCAGCAAGTATAGAACTATAGTAGTCTTTTCAGATCTGCTACTTTTACTCTGAGAGCGATAATGTGCCTGAACAGTTATTATATCTGCATTGGGATACTGATTTCCATCGGTATCCTCAATCGTGTACTTAATATTACGCCAAAACCTAAGAGGAGATTGCATAACTTTGATAATTATACCTTTCCTCTCATTGGTTCTTACAATTACGGATTGAACGATCACATTTTCAATCGTATATTCTGTATCGTTAGTGACCAGCACTTCGTTATGAAGATACGGTATGAAAAGTGGAACGCTAAACTCCTCATTTTCGTGTCTGAAGTAGAATGCGACTAATACGGCTTCAGAGCGCTGCACATTGACAGTGTCGCGACTCAGCTGTCCATTGGCCAACAGTTTAACCTGCTCGTCAGGCGACAGCACCCTGCAACCAAGATATTCAACATTCTGAAATGTACCAGACAGAACTTTAACAGCCTGCTTATACACGTCATCCATGTAATCGATACCACTAGCTATCTGTTTTCGTCTAAATTCTTTCAACAATTTGTCGTTGAACTTAGGCAGTTCATCAGATACACTTCCAATTACTTCATCCCACATACGCAAAAATACCTCACCAGAACCAACTAGATATAGTATCACATGCGTTACTAATTACAGATTTGCATCCGCTATAGATTGATGAAACGGTATCACAGACTGTGCGTGCACAGCCAGATACTACATCAGCTGCTTTACTAACGCATGTTTTGACACCATCATAAACAGATGTTACCACCTGTTTGCCCTTGTTATAGAGGATCTTTGTGACGGATGCAGCCGTACGTGCTGCACCCGCAACAACTTCCTTTCCTCTGTTAAACACTTTCTTCACTGCTTTCGTCGCCGCTTTAACTACTTTCTTTCCGCAGGAAATAGCAGTCTTAGCGGCACACTTAGCTCCTTTGCATAACCCAGTTACGCCTTTGACAGTAATAGTGATACCTTTCTTTGCGCCAGTCATAAGAGTAGTACCTACTGTCTTAAGAGCTTTACGTGCTTTATGAAGAACGATTGTTATACCTTTCGCTACTGTTTTTGCTGTCTTAGTAACCAGTACCGTGACAGGTTTTGCTACGACAGTAGCTGCTGCAGCGGTCGCCAGTACCGCTGCTGCAGGCGGTGCTGAACAAGCTACACACCCAGCTGTAGCAGTTGCGGCTGCATTGGTTTTAGCAAATGCATATATGCCTGCGCCAATAGCTATCACAGCAGGGATAATAACCGCTGCTGCTTTAACAGTATCTGCTACACTTGACTTCTCTGCGGATTCTTTGGACAATCTAGCTATATCAACTTTAGTTCTGGCTACTTCTTCGTCTGCAGCGGCCTTCGTCTTCTCTACTTCGGCTTTCAACGCCTCGAGATCCTTCGACTGCTTTGCTGCTTCTTCTGACATCCGTGCCAGTTCAACTTTAGATTCAGCTATTTCCGAATCGGCTTTAGTCTTTACCTCTGTTGCTCTAAGTTTCATCTCACTCATGTATTCTTCGTGAGTTCTCTTAGTAGCAGTGTTTCGCCCATTTAACTCGTCTTCAAAATACTTACATTTATTCTGTTCCTGCGTTACTCGTTGAGATAATAACTCATTATTCTCCTTCAATCTCCGATTTTCATGTGCTATTTCCTCAGTTTCACGTTTAACACGTTCCTTAACTTCAGTTTCCGTAAACTTCTGAGCCTCCAGAAGTTTCTTCTTTTGCAACTTTGCAACTAATGCATCTCTATCAATGGAAAAGTACCAGACATTTCCATCTTTATCACTTACTTCAAGATCAGCTAATGTTTTCGCATTTAACTGACTTTCTTTGCCATCTATGGATGTAACTGTGTAGAGGTTTGTATCTTCCTTAGCATGGGACTCACCTATAGTTGTTCTAAGAACAACACCTTCAGGCTTAGCGACATCATGCGATACACCGCACAGAACAACTCCTCCGTTAACAATAGTGTAAATATTTTTAACGGTTTTGTCATATGTGTTGATACTGCAGAGAACTGACGTAATGCCACTTACCACTCGCTGGACATTACGTTCCAGGTCATCCTGCAGACTACCACAAGCATATGGATGGGCGTCTCTTAAACTTTGATCATTCCTAAATCCAATAGCTATTCCTAATTGCGGAATATATACTGGACCTTTTTCCAATTCGGATTGTAATACGGTATACGAAGTCTGCTGACGATTGCTTAAATCATTCATCGGTTTCGTACATCCGCGAATATTCAAATCAGAAACAGAACGAACAAGTTCGGTTATAGTTACGCCGTATTTCTCCGGTATGCCAGTAAATGTAGTGGATGCGATGTGCTGTACGGCGCCGCTTTGTCTCAGGACAAAGACCGATCTGCCACAGTCATTTCTAACCGTCCACTCCCCATATACATCGACATTATCCAGGTCGGCAACAAGTCCGTAATTTATAGTTCGATTACGGATAATAACATTGTTAGACATAGATAATATTTTTCCTGTATAAGTCACATATAACAAGAACTACCGTTAGTTCTTGTCGGTATAATAATATATATGTAAAATTAATTTGAAAAAATAACCAAGTACTCTACCTTTTATCAAGGTAGAGTACTTAATAATTACTTTCTTCCAAATGAATAAAAAGCTGCCTGAGATAATGCTCTGTTTTCGCTTCCCATATATGCATCTACAATAGACGTATTGGAAGAAGACATCAGTGCTATCTGTTTAGATGATAATGCAAATACTGGCGTATTCTCTTCTTTAACTAAATCTTCTACTGTCATATTGCACGCTTTCAAAGTTGCGTCGTAATCGTCATAATCTGTTTTAACTTTATCTTCATTCATATTAGCAGTTAAAATGGAAAATGTTTTCTTAGGTTCAGTTACTGTAGAAGGTCCCACCGCATTCACTGCTGCTTTCATAGTAGAAGCATTACCCTCTTTAGCTATACCGGGTAATTTCTTTCTGATAAGATTCATAGTTCTCTGATCAAGATATTTCTGAGCAGCACCGCAATTTGCTAATTGAGTTAACAAATCGCTCATACCTAAATCAGCGCATAACCCTAATAGAATATCATAAAAATCTTTATTAAACGCATAATCTATACCAGAATTATCTTTAATTCCTGAACATAGCGTTTTTGCTAAATCATAGAGTCTCTTAGAAGTAGCAGAATCAGCACTACCTGAGCCAGATATAAAAGAACCGTCAGCGTTTGTGTTAGATCCATACTTACCTCCTAATGAAGAAAACATACTGAAGATATCATCAGCTGATGAAATACCTTCAAGTTTATTCATTATGTCGGAAATACGACCAAATTTAGATTTAGCTAATTTATTGGATAATTTGTCAAAATAATTATTCGATAAAGCATTAAGATTCTTACCTATGGAACCAGGAAACGCTGAGGCTATCGAGGATGCCATATCTCTGCCAGTATTTAATACCTGATTAGGTAACTCCATGATAGGTTTGGCAAAAGACATCGTAGCTTGAAGTCCAGCTTTAGCTGTACTTACCACAGATGATACAACACCATTAGCAGAATTCATCACACCGCTAACTGTATCCTTAATACTGTCAACAACGCCTTCAACTGCACCTTTAGCTGTTTGTACCGCGGTATCAACTGTTTCTGTTGCTTCCTTCATGAAATTCTGAATAGAAGCACTTGCCTTTTCAGAATTCTCTTTAAGTTCATTGGAAAATTTTGTTATTGTATCGGCAAATCCAGATGTTCCTGCTTCTTTAGCTTCTTTAGCTAATTTACCATTTTTAGGAAGATCTTCTTTATCAGTTTCTTTAGGTTCCGATTTGGTAGATTTAGTAGTTTGCTGTACTGTTTGCGTTACAAATGAAACCGGTTTAGCCTGAGCACTTTTATCATCGCCAGATAAAGTTTCTACTTTAGTATTCGCTTCTTTTGCGCCTTTATCTGCTTTAGGTGAATTAAGAACTGCCTGAGCTTTCTTTTCATCTTCATCTGACTTAAAGAGATTGCTTATTGAATCTGAAGCACTTGATAATGCAGAGCCTATACCTTTAATAGCAGTATCAGTTGTCGTAGTAACAAGTTCTACTCCTTTAGATACCCCTTCGGCTAAAGCATTAACTGTACTTGTTACTGTTGACACGGCTGTATTAGCCACATTAACCGCTTCTGTAGCTACGTCGCTTACCGTATTAGCTATACCGCCTATAGTATCTTTAACATTATCTACGATATCATTCGCAATATTAGTAAAGGAATTTGAATCAGTTGACTGCTGTGCTTTTTGCTGTTCTGTCACATTTTCCTGCACTGCTGCTTTAGCTCTGGCTACTCGAGCTTCAGCTTGTTTTCGTGCAGCTGTATTATTACCAGCTTTTTTAAGTTCAGCTTCTGCCTTATAATACTCGTCATAAGAAGCTGACACCTTAGTTGATTGAGTATTTTTAGAAGTATTAATTATTCCCATAGTTACACTCCCGATGCGTTAGCTTCAATATGCATACCTGAATAAAGTACATCAAGAGTTACAGCCGAACGAACAACTGAACCAGTATCCTGAGCAATAGTAGCAGAACCATGTTCCTCAAGTTCACGCTTGAACTCACCAAATGCTACTACATCGCCACCTCTAAACTTAGTCACTTCTCTAATGGTGGATTTTAATCCACGGGCAAAAAGTGTTTGAACTTCAATCTGTGAAATTTTAGATGCCTCATCTGGTTTGACTACCTGACCTGACAACATATCAATTCTCTTATCGCCTTCAGCAACTGAAAGTTTATGATCAACAAACTGAGAGAATCTTCTTACAGGAAGTTGTAAGATAAGAAATTTTCTTGGTGTATAATAATAAGTTCCTGTAGCTACGCTATATAAACGAAGTCTTTCAAAGAGAAGTACGTCATATTTGTGACATAATGAAATTAGTTTATTGATATCGTTGTGATGCATCATATTCGGCGCATAATAAACCAATACATCATCGCCGTCTCTGATACGTTTCATATAGTCATCAAAATCTTTATCTGATAACTTAGCAAACAATTGAGTATAATATTCAGTATTAGTACCGGTACTGTCGAGATCTTTGACTACTGATAAAATTCTTTCCTGAACTTTCTTTCTTTTAGGTGTCATATAACCTCCACTGATTCTACTATATCATAAAAACAAAAAAAAATAAAAAGCCGCATTGCTGCGGCTTAACAATAATCAAATCAGAAACTAAATCACTTCATACATTCGAGATAATTCGTAATGAAGTAATCGTAATTCTTCTTAAGAAATTCACCGTGAGTCTTGGCCACTTCACGAAGTTCCTTAAAACCACTGGGATGATAATCCCAGTAATCGTCATGGAAGTATTCGACCACTCTATCCACTTCCTTAGATGGAGCAGTGAACACATCGTGTACCTTAGTGACCGGATTAGTCATAGAAATAACGCCGGTCTTACCATCGTCGTGCCACTCAATCACCGTATCGTCAGCCTCAACACGATACCCGTCTTCATGACTATCTGATGCATCATCAGAGTCACGGAGATAAAGTGCTTCGAATACCGTTGAAACAGAAAGCTCTTTAGGGAGCTTAAACTGCTCATAATACTTACTCATTATCATACTCCTCAGTTCCTTCAAGTTTCGTTAAAGTACCGTCTTTAGCAAATGTCCACAACAGTGCTGCCTCCTCATAAATTTCCCTATTGAAGTTTTCATTAAACTTAGCAACTCGATATGCAAATTTCATCGTACCCTGATCAGGTTTCTTTGCATACGCAAGTGCGCCATTCAGTTTCTCATTACTATCAATTTTGCTAATTATAATGTTAGCAAGTACATCCGGTATACGCACCTTAAGTTCCTTCGTAAAGAATTTCTCTAATGAAGGAGAATGCGCAAGCTTCTTCGCCAACTTCTCAGCGCAATTATGCGCGTCATGATGCACTTTCTCAAGTATTTGAATATAATTACCCCAATACCAATCACACTGCTCCGGATTATCTTTTGCAGGTTTGTTTGAGTTGTAAAGCCTCTTAGCTCTGTCAAAAGTCCAGTCTACTTCCTGATTCAGCTGCTCATAATCGGCACCAGTTGCTGCCAAAACATCTCTAGCAGTTTTGATAGCATCTAGCACAACAACACCAGCTAAAGTTCTCGCATATTCTACACGAGATGTAGATTCCATGAAATGCATATATACGACCCTCCTATATAAAAGTCACTTATATAATATATAACCGAAAAGAACTTGAAAATAGCTCATACCTTATAATAAAGGTATGAGCCTTTAATTATGCATTAGGAAGAACAGTCTTCAATATCTCAGTATTACCTACGTGACGATCGTCAGGCAGAAACACATTCAGCATTCGTTTAAACAATGACGTTTTATTAGATATCTTAAAGATAAACCTGGTTAAATCCGCTGAGATAACTACCTTAGATTTCTCATAGATGTATACGCCATGATTATACTCAATCTGCACCTTGGCATACGAACATGGCGTTTTAACAAATTTATCTTTCTCAAACATCTTACGCAGGATTTTCAACGAATTAGCTTCGTTAACACCCTGCTTGGTTACACTATTATCAATCCTGAACTTCTCTTCTAAATCAGTTGAGATTTTAGTCAAGAAATTCTTATTCTGTGCATCATACGTAACGATTAATGAATAGTCGTCAATTGAATTACCTACCAAATCCAGTAACAGAAAAGGAAGTTTCCTACAGAGACTTCCAATACTTGCTGTCCCATTATCAAAGTACTTCTTCATTACTTCGATATCTCTCTTGGTTGCGGTTGCTGCGTTTGTAATGTTCATAATTACAGCTCCAATGTAAAATTATCGATGCCCTGCGATTAGAGTACCATACCTCCAATACAGAAAAGGAAGTTTCCTACAGAGACTTCCAATACTTGCTGTCCCATTATCAAAGTACTTCTTCATTACTTCGATATCTCTCTTGGTTGCGGTTGTTGTGTTTGTAATGTTCATAATTACAGCTCCAATGTAAATAATGTTCTCACCTGATCATGTCTCTTAAGTTTTTTACCTAATGCGCTTGCCTTATTTACATCGATCAGATGGTGATCGTCATTATCGTTAAACAGTTTACCTATGTTACATATCTTTAGATGTTGTATACTAATATTTTTAGTACAATCATCAGGTATATTCAGATAAATGTCTTTCTTATTCATAGGACAAATAGCAAGAACATGCCAGTTATTACCAGGAGTCATAATCAGTTTACCTAAGGAATCTTTCTTAAGTATTCTGTCGACTCTGACAATATTAGGTGCGCTTGCAACCATGTGAAATACAATAACATTTTCTACCTTATTAGGCAATGCATATACTAAATCAGTACGAGCACCTTTCGAAACATTTTTCCTAACTGTAAAATTAGATACTGTTTCTTCTGTTATTGTTCCGTTTCTATGAATTGCATAAAACGTTCTTGTTATCGGACAAATAACCCAATCTTTAAATATACCTTCGACCGATTTCTCAACTATTGAAGTCGATTTATCTGTCTTATTGATACATAACGTAAGTTCCTCTTTCGTATTCGGATAGCACAATACATCCTGACACCATATCTCACGAGATGGGTTGATCATTGGCTCCATACGATTATTCTTAACGATATATCTCCTTGGATACTTCGAATCATAGAAATGTATAAACTTCCTGCAAGACCATTTAGTCTTAAGAAGATTAAGCATATCACGTTCATCGAAGAAATTGATTATACCTAAGTTTCCATATTGTACATACCCCTTAAATTCATCAGAATACCTTGTAATTCTGGATGTTTTATACTTTTTCTTGAGATATGAAACATCATCGATGATCATATCATCAATCCTATCCAACTGCTTCAGATTGTTAGACTGATTTAACTTATTCTGTTCAAGCTTATTGAGTATTGCGGTTTTATTAGCTCTGGCTAAAGTAGCTAATGGCTGACCAACAATAATTTCAGCTTGCTTATAAGTTATCTTTTTATCTCTGAAAGCTCTATACAATTTCTCAGTAGCTTCTTCAGTAGTACTGCTGCTTCTGATAGTTTGAATAACTTTATCTACTTCATCACAGACTAATAGAATAGCTCTTAACTTAAGTTCTTCATGAAGCAATTCAGAACGTTTGTAGTTAAGATCACCTATTATCGATGCTCTGCGATTAGAGTACCATACCTCCAATAATTTCAACGGATTAACAGTAATAGCTTTACCATCTATCGAATAATTATAGATAGGATGGAAACTACTGGAAAAACATAACTCCGTTTTAATTGCCTCCCATGCTTCAAACGGATTTCTACCTGACTTAACTGGAAACAGATATTCAGCTTCATCTGCCGATAACTGATTGGCTGTTGCTATATAACTAAGATAATATTTAGCTTTACTTCTATTCTTATCAGAACCAGACTTAGTCGCTAAGATATTTCTAAAGTTAGATGTTACCACACCAAAATCAAATTCATACGGTACAGCTTTCAGCGTTATATCGTTTCCCGTAATTTCGACACAACCATCCATCTCGATAGGAACTGTATAATCCTCATTAGCATAGGCTTCTTCCAATGCTTCACGATTCTTAATCAGATTTCTTACCGGAAAAGACGGTATCATATACTTAACGTATTCCTTAGGATGCGGTATGTACAGACGATTGGTTCTACGCATAGTTGCGTAATGAATCACCATATCGCATACATCTTCAAATTGAATCATAGGGACTTTCGATTTGAATCCGTATCCTATTGTCGTATTGCCTAAAATCAACGCCGTTGGTAATCTGGGAATCAGATGCACTGGCTCTACGGTAAGAAAATCCTTAGTTGCGGTCATAGGCAATGTACGACTATTCACGCCTTTCAAAAAGACGTCAGTGGCAAAGTCACTGTTTATAGCCTTAAGATAACGTGAACCCGCAGCACTGCCCGGATCGTAATATTCTCCATTCTTACCATCAATACGTACGAGCGGATTTCCTACTTTAAAATCCTGCGACATACGTATTGTAGCATCTTCAATAGAGGACTCACCACCAGTATGAGCTTCTCCTACGACTCCTAATAACTTCGTCAGTCCAGCGGGTCTTTCAAGCTTTCTACAGAACCAAACAATTCTCCGTTGTATCGCCTTAAGTCCATCAATAATATTGGGGAACTTATCGGCAATCACTGAAGATCCATAAGTAATAGAATCTTCTATAAGTTCCTGAGTACTGTTCTTATTCTTAGTGGTGATGAGATCCTCTTCCTTCATACCTTCTCAGCCTCCTTACTGTCTAAGGCAACCCGATTACCCATCGCATCAGTAGTGTTAACTACTATCTGCTTAGCGGAATCAAGTGTCTTATCAAAATCCTTTGGTATTCGACTGCTCTCGCTTAACGAGATTTCATGCAACTTACCATCCTTATCTTCAACCTTTAAGATGAGATCAACCAGCTGAAGATTAAGTAATGGAAGAATGTGCTCAGTCAAAAACTTCCAAGAAAGCTTATCCTTATAAAGCCCCTTCCTGGTGTTGCCTCTGTCACTTCCAGCAACATCCTCACGCATACCCTCTCGATTGGCAAATGCTTTATGCAGCTCAGTGTACTTAGCCTTACCAATACGATTCTTGATGAACAACCACCTGATGATTCGGGCTATTGCGTTACAATGAATATCCATCAACTGCTCAGGAGTAAAGATGGCGTCATTGCTATCTACATAATCATCTGGCGGTGTATCCACGGTCTTAGCGTGTATGTCCTGAAAGATTTTATCAAAATCTACCATACTAATTCCCTAACCTGATTAAAAAAATTCTGACTGGCATTCGCAACGTCATGCTAAACGTTACCAATCAGAATCCCTTGCACTTCAGTGATATATATCTTGAGATATATTGAATTTAGTACTGCTCACCTCTCAACTCAATAAGTTTCATTGCATTAGTTAACGCGCCATTGTGAGTCAGTAAGACTTTCTTGGTTGAAGAATCGTCTTTACTGATTAACTTATAGTTATACTCAATATCACCTACATGAGTAATATGCGTTAACGACCTTGTTTTAGGATCCATAATAGTCTCAAGGCAATGCTCAGTCTCCATTTCACCCAATCCTTTATAACGATGAACATGCATAATATTTCTCAGACTTACCATGCACATATACAGCTGCATAGGCGACATTCTGGTAAAATTATGCAACTCAGTATTGGAATACTTGGATCTTACCATGAAATTCAAATCGTTATACCTAAACTTTTTAAGGTCTGGCATAATCTCGTTAATAATGGTTCTGCCTACATCATTAAGACCTATTGCGTAATCTTCATGTCCGATAGAGATTATCATTGACTGACTTTCTCTATTACATCTGACAACTGCTGAAGAATTCGCAAAATACTTATCAATCGCACCATAATCAATCACTGGATATAGATAATCAACTATGTACGCTAATTGCTCAAGTATAAGCAAAGGTACAGATAACTGATCAGCTAAAATTGAGAACCTATCTCCCAGCATCTCTACGACATAGCAAAGTTCTCTATACAAATCTTCATCCGGTACTATCTCCTTCATTCCGTGCACTACATTGTATACAAGCTTAATGTCAAGTACAGGTCTATAAATAAACTTGATCTTGGCATCCATCAACGCACTCTTGTCTCTTACATAGAAATAAGAATTATCGCTAATCTGAATTGAATATAGCGGTGGATTAGCTATCCAAACCATCCCAGATGAGATAATTTTCGGATTGATAATATACAGATTATTCAGATGAAGTTCTCTGATATGATAACCATCTGAGTCAGCATCTGTCGCTATAATTATCTTACCAAAACGTCTCTTAGTGAAATCAGATGTATTAGGCGTTATACCAAGAATCTTCATGATATCCTGATATATCGGATCTTTCATCAATCTATTTCTGTTTTCGACTATCTGATTAAGTCTGGTAGCTGCATTATACGGTTTGCCTCTGGTACAATACACCGCCTGATAACGATTGTCTCTGGTTGAATTGATGTTACCGGCTGAATTTCCTTCAACTATGAACAGTTCAGTTTCATTTCCATAATTCGCTATAGCGTAATCATTATCTATCGCCTTACATTCAGAAAAATTCTTAGGGAAATTAAGATCCATGAAAATCTTAATAACGTCCTGTTTCTTTGTTGGAACATCGTAGTAAGTAGCATACCTATATTGAATATCAGGCATAACTGCTGACAGCAATTTACTCCAGAAATCATCAGACTGCTTTAAGAATTCATTCTTTAACTCTTCATAAAACTGTACTCCAAAATTAGCATCCTTAAACGAGAATTTAGTTGTACCAGATAACTCAGCTCCCTGATACATAACACCTATAGCTAACGATAACGTAGAAAAATTATACTCAGAGCTTACAAACTGTTTATATTTTTCATCAGTTAGCTTAGATGATATTAATTCTCTAAGTACCTGCATAGCTGTTATGGTCGCAGTGTTACCAGTTTTATCAGGTAACACCACATTATTCACAGATACAAAGTACTGAGGATTGCCATTATTACTCCTCTTGGTAAAGAATAACCTTATACTGAATCTAAGTTTATCCTCTTTACTTACTGGCATCTTATCACAAGAATAACCAAACAGAATAGCTGAACGGGTCTTCCAGATTTCAAACAAATATTCAGCTTTATTCGAAACTGAAGACGAAAGATATTCCGATTTAGCTTCTGGTGAATTGATGAATTCAACTAATGAATAATTAACATCAGCTGTACTTTCTGTCCAGATACGATCAGGCAATAATTGGTCTATTACGTATATGCTAAAATTAATATTTGTATTAAAAATATTCAATTGTTTGCATAACGATACTAAATCAAGATAACCTGATGATGCAAAATCTTTGGCTTCATAAAAGAACTGATCAATATCCGGTTCAAATATGATCAAAACGCCATCTGGAGTTGCAGCTGTATCTTTAGTCAAACTTACTACTTTGCCATCATTCAGATACAACGTATAAGTAGCAGATTCGAGATAACTTTTAGATGATGCTCTGAACTTAGTTGAAAGCGCTGCACCTGCTTTTGCGCCTTGTCCGAACTGACCTCCTGCTGAGTAATATGCTGAATCACTCGCAATCTTACCTGAAGTCTTAAGTTTGGTATAAGCTGGTTCAAGAGAATCAGAAGGAATACCTCTTCCGTTATCTCTGATAACTATCTGAAATCTGCCAGAAGACAATTCTCTGAAGATGCCAATGAAGATATCACCGCCATCGGGTCTGAGAATAAGTTCATCCATAGAGTTGGAAATATATTCCCAAATCATATGAATCACACCAGCTGAATCTTTGGATGGAATCAGACTATTAGGACGCTGTCTGATATAATCCATATCTTCATAATGGTGTATAGTTTTTGCAGTATACTCTGCCATTCTAACACTCCATTTGCAAATTAATGCATATTATTATATAAGTACATTTTTATACAAAAATTACCCAGTACTATAGTACAGACTATTTTAATAATATATATTCATTAAACATCTGAACTAAATCATATCTGATCATGCAATAGTAACTCAAACGGGAGAATCATTATGTCTAATGAAAATGATCCTTTCAAAGAATTTGATACAGCAGAACAAAACAAACCTGCTGATAACGTTTTAGAAGATTACATTGCTCCATATAAGCAAAATGACGATATCAATTCACTTGATAGTTCAATGCGAAAATATGATAGCAATACTATAAGTACACAAATCCTTAGACAGAAATTACTTCAGAAAATACTTCCTAATGTAATGAATCTGAATCTGGATGAAAGTGCTGAAACTGACCCTGACATGTATGTAGCTAAATCCAAATTGATTGCTGAAACCCGAGCTTTACTCAACGACATGGATTCAGTAAGTAATAAGCATGTTAGTGTTAAACTTAAACAAAAAGATAGCGAGACTCAGGCAAGTATGGCATTTAACGCAGCTGATTTACTTAATAAGATTAAACTTTCTGCTTTTGAAGAGAAAGGCACTATCGTTCTCAATCGTGACGAAATTGAGAAAGAGTTGCAGAACAAGTTCGATGAATCGGGTTCTGTAATTCTTGATTCCGAACTAGAAGATGGTAAGAACATGCTTCCTACCAATGAGGATAAAAAAGAAGAATAACATCAGTCTTCTCCGTATCTTACTACGGAGAAGACCTTTAATATTTTAACGGCTTAATTGAATAGCTACCCAATTAGCGATTTCATCTGAATTAAAAATTGTACGAATCATATTGATTGATGTATTCTTTCTGGTTGCAGTTCTTCTTGCTAACCCAATCATAACCGAATAAAAGATACGAATACGATAATGCTGAGTAAGATCTACTGTAGTGATACCTTGAAGTGCATTCTGCTCCTGAATGAAATCTTCATTCTTATACTTTCTAAAGAATGCTAATACTTCGTCTAACACGGATTTCTTAGGAGTCTTAGAAACGATATCAATCATTTTAACTAATGCTGTAACCTTAACAGATGAGCCATTAGGTGCTGTTCTAAAATTCTCTAAGCACACCTGAAGATTATCTTTGACTTTCTTACCCTTAGTAGATGTAGTCTTGACTCCAACAATAACTTTAGGAGCATTAGTAAGTGCAACAGTCTGCTCAGTCTTAGCCTTCTGTACCTCTACCTCATCTGGTGTTGCTGCATCGACTACAATATCCTTAGTCCTTAATGCCTCTTCAGCTTCCTGTACAGTCTTAATCTTAGCTGTTAACATCTCAGCGATATCGCCTGAATTGAGATCAGTATCAGTCATTTGTTATTTTCCTATATTTAAACGTTTAAATTTTTGAGAATCGATCGGTTTTCTCATAATATTCTCAAGACTACTTTTCAACTACATACTGATTAAGATCAGTAAGTTCTTTGGTACTAACCTGAGAAGTATGCATCGTTTTCATCGCATCAGTGGTGAATGCTGAAGTTATAGTAAGAGTCTGCATACCTATTGCTGCCTGTTTGGTTTCTTCAAAGATCTTACCACAACACTTATAGCAATAACCACCTTTGGTTTTACAGGTCATCGGACTTCTTATTCTCACCGTTTTACCTATAAGCGAATCAGCATTAGATTCATCGATAATTTCGCCAGATACCAGATATCTCGACATTAATGTTTTGATATTGTTTTTAGTGATTTTAATAGTCATACCTCTAGTGTCATGACAGTCATCTTCTATAATTTTAACTTCCTGGAAAATACGAAGAATGAATTTAGACTCAGAACCACCTTTAGCCGTTTCAAGGCTACGGCCATATGTACCACGTCTGGCACTGTTACAGCAATTGGCAAAATTAAGTTGATTCCAACCGTCCTCAAGACTCTCTTTAGTAAAAGTAAATCCGCTCTTTTCCACATCGCCGAATGCTCTGGTCATACCATACAAGCAGAAAAACTTTTTACGAGCCTCTTTTGTTTTCTTACCAGCACCTAAGAAAAATGGTTCAGATTCATCTCCTTTAATATAAGCATTCTCCATATCCGCTAATTCTTTCTCAATAGCAGTAAGTACAGTAGGATCGTCCATACGATCTTTATACTTCTCGTATAACTCTTTACGTTTAGCAGTAAGTTTAGGATCATATCCTACTGTTTTTTCTGAAAGAGCTGCGGCAAACATAGTTCCATCTTCGCCAAACCAGAAAGCATTATTGATATATCTGTTAAATTCTTTTCTTCCTATTTTATCTTCTGATATAAGTTCGGCTACTTTCTTATCAGTAACATCAGTTTTAATCGTATCATTGATATAAGGAATCTTATCTCCAAATGGCTCGGCTAATACAATATAATTAACCAGGAATTTACCCACGTCAGTTCTTACTGGTTTGGTGCTGGTATAATTGGCTATCATACCGTCTTCAAGCATAAATTCATCAGCTACCCAATACGGAGGATTAAGTGCATTATCAGATAAAAGCATTAACAAGAAATAATCATCCTGCTTCATTACGCCATAGACATATTCATTTTCTTTTGGATCGGAAAGACCCAATTGTTCTTCTGTTGGATCTTTATGAAATACGTGAACGGTTGATAATCTCTCTAAAACCATAGATTCGGTTTCATCTGCTTTCATGCCTATAAAAGGCTGACCTTTCAATTTATCCGGAATACCTATTAATGTAGGTCTCTGACATGCAGTAAACCACTGAACAAGAACATTTTTATCCAATACAGTAGAAATATTCTCTACAAAGAAATAAAACTTGGGTTTAGTAATATCTTCATTTGTGGCTTCTGAAAATTCTATCATTTAGTCTGCTCCATAACTGGTAAAACAGCTTTCTTCATTTGTTCAATAAGATCTATCTGAGACTGATTGAAAATGCTTCTTCCTTTTTCAATCATATTCTCAACTTCTTCATCAAACTCTTTGGGAGTTGTACCTATCTCAACGTGATGAGCTACTAATAATACTAAATTCTCAACTGTTGGAGTGGGTTTAGGATTTTTCTTTGGATCTATCCAATATTCAATATGATGAAGTGATCTTTCATGATGAATCTGCATTTGCTGTTTAGCATAGTTGTATAATCCAGGAGGAATCTGATCAGTATCTATTACTGAATATATACCAATAGTACTCGGAGAAATTTTATCCATGTCGTAATCTCTGAGTAGCTTATTGATAACCGACATATCAACATCAAGATGAAGAGTGTTGATAATGACATAAGAATATTTATTAGCTAATTCTCTTAATTTTTTGGTTTTAGCTAAATAAGCACTGGCTTTCTCAGGGTCATAAGTATAGTTATCCTGTTTCAATTCTCTGAAAGCTCTTATTTCTTCTTTTATATAATCTTTGAATTTATCATCAGTATATAAAGAGTCAATAATATAAATTATCTCTTTATGTTCGTACTTGTCTGAATTAATAATCTCATAAATCGTTTTGAAGAAATTGATATCAGGTTCCACATCATTCAAACATGTTTCAATACGATCGCAAATGTCTTCAGTTAAAAGAAGTTTGAGATCATCCATGTACTTACGGACCAAATACAAATAACCGCATAAAAATAAATCTCCCTGATATTGAAGATCTGTGGTTATTCCCATATCTTCCAGTTCGCCTACTATAACGTCATAGCAATTAACCAATAAACTTTTAGGTGTATAATCATCTGGTCCAAAATCAGCTATATATGCTTCTGAATCTATATAGTTGGCTACATCTTCAGAGATATCTTTTAACTTCTGAAAATGTTCAGGCAAAGTTAAGATATACATAAGCTTTCCTTATAATCTTTGGTTTAACTATACCATGAGAATTGAGCATGTGATGAATCAATTGCCTTAAAACCTAAGAGGATAAAAAATATGGCAACCGGGGAACAGAACAAATTAAATGCTATTAAAGGTATAGCCAGATTGGTTAGCTGTTCTGCTGAAGAAAAAACTAATTTAGCTAATGAAACTATACCTAAAAATGTTGTTGTCAAAGTAGACGACGAAAATGACGTATATATAGGAGATGGAGTTTCTTCATTATCAATCTTATCTCCGTTTAAACCGTCTACTGCTGGCAACGCAGATAGCGCAAACGAATTCACTGAAAATCAGACCATTGAATTAAGAGGAGATATAGCAGGAACTGCTTCTTCTAAAGCTGGTTGGACTATAGATGCTGCTCTTAATGAAACTGGTGTAACTGCTGGTACCTATGGGCTTGATAAAGATACAGTTGGAAATAATAACACTATTATAAATATACCGCAGATAACAGTAAATGAAAAAGGGTTAGTCACTCTTATAACCACGCATACACTTCAAACAGTTAACACTACAACAGATCCATATGAAGTATCTGCTGATGAAGCTATTGAAGGTGTATCCGTTCAAGCCGGAGTTATATCTGCTGCTACATTAGAAAGCAAAATTAATAATTCTTTTACCAAATATGAAGCATCTTCAGACGATATAAACAATTTATTTATTGACAATTCAGATATAACATCTGAGACTGATGCTTCTGACACTTCCGATACTACTGAAACTTCTGATACCACTACTGATACTACCGAATAAATTTCTTATTGAATAGCTTATTTAATGAAACTATGAAATGATAGCTACGACTATCTTTTATCAACTAACATGAGGACTCAAATATGTCTGTAGTTACTAATAAGCTTATTGACCTCGGGCGCCTCTCTAAGTTCAAGGAGCTCATGGATGGTTCCGTTGACTCCAAGCTTGCTGCACTTAAGGTCAAAATTTCTCAGATTGTTTCTTCTGTTCCTACTGTAGACACTGCTGAGGAAGGTGTTCTTTACTGGGTTCCTGCCAAGGGTGATGGCGAGTATGAGATCTGGGCGAAGGAGAACGTTGACGGTACTCCTACCATGGTCAGGAACTCTTCCATCTCCATCAGCGGTGATCTTGACGGACTTCTTACCAAGGATGAGGCTAAGGCTACTTACTTTAACGGAGTAACTGTTGCTGATGCTACTGTAACTCTGTCCCGTCCGGATGGTTCTTCTGTACCTGTTACCGTTGATAATGTTGCCAATGCTGGTAAGGCTACTAACGATGGTAACGGCAACAGCATCGTTGATACCTATGAGACTAAGGCTGATGCCAAGGCTCATGCTGATGCTGCTGAGGCTACTTATCAGAAAGCAGATGACATTACTCTTGCAGAGGATTCTGATATTACTGCGCTCTTTGCTACTTCTACACAGTCTTAATTAAAATCATTGGACAATAACTATGGCAGTTAAAGCGACTAAGCTTATCAACATTGATCGTCTTAAGACTTTCAAGGATAAACTTGATGAAGCTCATAGTTCACTTATAAATACCAGAATAACTAACGATCAGACCAATCGCATCAGTAGCATAACTGTCGATAGTACTACAAAGTTGCCAAGTGCTGCATCTATGGTTACTGGTAACCTGTATTATGTAGCTGATGGCACTACGGTTACGTTATATTTCAAAGATAGTGAAGGCAACGTATATCAAAATGCTTCAGCTGCTGTTGAAGAGGCTACTGTTGATGATATTAATAATCTGTTCAGTTAGTTAATATCTTATATAAAATAAGGGTAGGATAATATGAATCCTACTCTTATTTGTTTTTATTTTGAGGATTTTACTTATGAGTGGAATTATCACAATTGACCTACTTAGAGATTTCTTAACTAATCTTAAAGGATTATTTGTAACCAAGACAGATGCTGAAAGCACTTATGAAACTAAGGCAAACGCAGCTAATATCTATGAAACTAAGGCAAACGCAGCTAATATCTATGAAACAAAGGAAGATGCGGCTACTCACTTAACCAAGACTGAAGCAAGTAAAACTTACATTACTAAAGCCAGTGCAGTCAGTCTGATTTTAGCTGGAAGCAATGCAGCTACACATCTGACTAAGACTGAAGCAGCTGATACTTATGTCACTAGAAACGAGTTAGGAATGTATGACTATTCCATCATTATTGATTTTAGTTTAAGCGATCCAGCTTCTATGATCACTTATACTGATGACGTCGATATAGCTCCTATGGATACACGATGGTTCGATGTATTAGGGCTTAAACTCTGTGTGCTCAAGAATGGTGTAGTTCAGTATTATCTTAATCCCAATGATGTTACTAAGAAATTAGATGGCAGTGCTGCTGATATTACCACACTTGGTAATGATGTCATGCTTGAAATACCTAGAATGGGAACCAACTGTTTATGGCTGGATAGTAACCGTCTTAAAATCACTATTACCACTGCTCCTAACAGAACCGGATACGACTATCGTGCATTCAGTCTTCATAAATACAACGACTGTGATAAAATTTATATAGGAAGATATCACGCCTGCTTAGACAATAACAGACTGTATAGCAGCAGCGGTAAAACTCCTATGGTATCGCAGACTCTAGCACAGCACCGTACCTATGCTACTAACCGCGGTGTTGGATATACTAATATCGGTATCTGCGACGATATACTGCTGCAGTGCTTATATCTGCTTATTGTAAGAAACTTCAACTCGCAGAGTGCAGTTGGCAGAGGTATTTGCGATCACGCAAATACGCGCAACACTACTGGCGGAGCTAATACCTTCGGTTGGCTTAATACTGGTTCTCCCAGAAAAAACGACGGATTTAATACGGCTGTTTGCTGTTTAGGTATCGAGAATTTCTGGGGCAATATTTATGTATGGGAAGATGGTATAATCCGCAACAGTAATCGTCAGTTTTTCATGGCTCAATACGCTGATCAGTATAATTCAGATGCTACAGGATATGAATATATAGCTCAAGCCAGTCCTACTGAATCTGGATATCAAGGCAGGTGTGCTGGCATACCTAAATTCATCTTCATGCCTGATGCATCTATTGTCGCTGCTTCCGGTCGTGGTGAATCAACCTATATGTGCGACTATCAATGGATTGACGAATCTCGTACGGTCATTGCTGTTTTTGGTGGCCACTGGTACCTTCGTTCGAAGGTTGGTGCTTTCTGCCGTAGTTTGTGCTATCCGGTTTCGGATGCTGAGACCTATGTTGGTTCGCGCCTGTGTTTTAAAAAAATAGCTGAGAATTGATGGATGAAAATGCTTTTGGGGTCTGGGGCCCCAAAAGTGTCCTTACATTTTCATTCTCAATTCTCGCCGTGAAACGAATATAAATACAGCAGCTGTCTTACTGAATTGGACATGGGCAGAATAGCTGCAATGAAAGGTTGGCTATCTAATAGTACTGAGCAACTATTTATGAATCAATTACAGCTCATCAAATTGATTAACTATATCAAATACAACTTACATGGAGATTTTACCGAATATGATAGACAATGGGAAAATACAATGTTCTGACGATAAAGAAATCATCTATGCTAAAGATTATGTATATGTTCATAAAGATATAGAGAAAGTTGAAATAGAAGATAACGGTAAGACTGGTGTTGTATACAAGTGTCATGAGTATAAATATCCAGTTATGGAATATATTGAGTTAATGAAAGCTCAGGCAGATTCCACTGAACAGCAGAGTGCTATTTCGGCACTTCGCATCAGTAACCTTCTTCAGAGTGAGGATTAAACTATGGATAGCAAGATAGTCAACGGACTTGCAGCTGGATATAAAAATAAGTTAGTAGACCGCAATGATCTTATTCAGTCTTATACCAACTGGTTATGCGGCGGTGATGGCTTAACTCTTGATGACGTTAAGCTTGTCACTGGTGTATCATCTATCGATGAGTTCCTCAGCATCGATGAATACAAAGAAGTTCTTCATAAGGTACTTAAAAATGTTATGAAGACTAAGAGGAAGACTGTAACAGTAGCATATGACAATGATGTCTTTGATGCAAATGAAGATGCTCAAAACAACATGATGGTACTGCTTAAGTCTCTTGACCTTGGTGCTACTACTGCTTATATCAGAAGCACTAATGAAACCACTCACGCACTGACTAAAGCTCAGTGTAACGAATTATCGTTTTTAATGTTACAGGCAGTACAAAATCTGTATGCTACTTATTGGCAACTTAAGGATAAGTTAGCTAAATGTACTACCTATGACGAACTCAATAACTTTGATTTAACCTGGCCTAAAAATTAAAAAAAAAAATAAAAAAGATAGATGCACCCACATAGGAGTGCATCTATCCGCTATATTAACAGATCAGGAACTTAAAGATCAAAACTTAATATCTTCGTATTCTTTCTCAAACTCAGGCATGTCACTGAGAATAAAGCTATCCTGATCGATTATCTTTTTATTGTTATCTATAGCAACAAAATGAAGTCCATCTGCATTAGTCTCAATAATCAAATAAGAACCAGCTCCTTTTGGCTTATTGCGTCTAACTGCCAGATCAATTGCTTCATTCTTAGATTCTTCGTATGATAACTGTTTATCGTTTACATAGTCATAATCTATCATAAACTTGAAGTATTCATCGATGTATTCATCAGCAATAAAGCGCCGCTGATATCTATCGATAGCTTCAGCTACTGAATCTACTTTTTTGCTAAAAGCGTAAACCAGTAACTTATCTGCATCGAAAATACTTTTAAGTTCGCACAGCTTACCCTCATCATACAGTTCAGAGTAATAGAAATCGTGATCTACTAAAACCGTACATCCAGTAGCAATAGCTGCATTCTTAAGTTCAGTCATTGACTTAACGCCAAGACTTCTGAAAAGTGGCATGCTTACCAGATTGTAAGTCATCATGGTCATCTTATCGCTCTCGACTGAGTCGCACTGTCTATCGGAAGCAAGCAACTCAGTAATCGTCTTAAAATGATTGAGATGAGTATAAATACAGTGTATCATCCTCTTTTATCTCCTAAATCATAAAAGTCAGTAAAATACTGCCTAATAGCCTTAGGCAACGGTTCATCGTCAAACTCTAAGATATGTTCATGTATTGTCTCCTGTCCATAAAAAGCATCATCTGCTTCATCGATAACTGACCAATAATCAACGAACGCTTTAAGTGATGATTCAACAGTGTCCTGATCATAGTCTTGCTTAACTGATTTCTCAATCCATATTTCAGTTGCCAGTCTAAGTGCAAGCATTCGTTCGAGAGCGGTATTTGTTATTAAGCAAATCCATACTCCGTCTTTCTTGACTTTATAATACTCGTAATGCATCTGATCAGAATGAATAGCAACAGTAACATGACTATGTTTATTAAGTTCCTCCTTAATTTTCCGCATATAACCTCCTAAAAATCCAGCACAAATATTTCACGTGCTGGATCACTTCAAATAAGATTAATTAAACTCAGATTATTTCACTTGCGATCCAAAACCGTAATGATCTGGTTCATATTTTCCTTCAGCCACATCTTCGAGAACTCCAAACATTTTCAGTACACGTTCCTGAAGTGCCTCTGTATGAAAACTCAAGTTGAATCTTAACTCGTGATCAGAACCATCCGGAGTTATGATAATAGCAAACTCTCTAATCTGTTGAGCATTCTTCGGAGGATACGTTGCAATGACATAACCCATGGTTCTGAGATGCAGATATCCTTCGCCTTTAACCTTCACAACTTCCTTAGTATCCGGATCGATAACCTCAAGATCAATCTTCCACATCTTAGGATCATCTGGAGTACGAGAATGCGAAGCCAGCAAATACTGTTCACTTTCAGGATGCTCAGCATTAACCTGAATAAAGTTGCACTTCTCTACTTTGAGACTAAGTAGCGAATAATACTTAGTCTCAGGTACGTCTTCGATTTTATACATATAAAACCTCCTAAAAATCCAGCACGAATATTTCACGTGCTGGATCACTTCAAATAAAGTTAATTAATTTAGATTACGTTCAGAATCTGTTTAGGCGCACAGAGCGCTGTTGCTACTGCTCTCCTGCTTTCTTTCGGAACAAACACCTGAGTTGAAACCATGTGATTATTTGTCCAAACAGTCACAATACCCGTAGCAATGTAATTAGTCGTAGGGTCAGTAACATCGCCAAAGTCAACTTCAAGATCGTGCGAATTTAATTCGCCAGCAATCGTGACGTTGTGCATCGGATTGCTCTGTTCTACAATAGAAAGCTGAGCACTAACATGCTTCGTACTAGAATCACAACCACAAACCTTGGAAATCGCACCGTTATTAGCATCAAAATCCAGTTGTGTCTCTGAACGCTCAGACGTTCTAACACAGATACAATTAAAAACGTTCATATAAAACCTCCGTATAACTAAACAAAAGATGACAATGATTATTATTCACTAATCATCGACATCGTACGCTCCTTTATTAAATAAGTCATCTTTTTCAAAGCAGTGGATGAGCTTTTGTGCTGCTACTTCACTCATACTAAGTACATATTTTGAGTAATTATCTACACTCCAATCAGCTTTCGATAAATCCCACACAATTAATTCAAGCGTCTCAATTGATCGCTTCGAATTATTTAGTTTAGAACGAATGCACAAATCTGCACGTCCATTAATGGAAATCGTTTCATGCGTATCTATACCCTCAAGCATTCCAGAAACCTTTGGTGTACAACCAAGGTTTTTAATACCTGTGGTTCTAACGTAGCCATCACCACGTGCTATAGTGTAACTGCGACCAGGAAATGTAACGTTCAGAAGTTTAATATTAAACTTCTTGTCTTTCAGTCCCAACTCATCCTCAGGATGCATTTTAACGTGCTCTAAATCAGAGCATCCTCTGACATGCTCTATGTCAGAGTGTCCTCCAAGTTCGTCAAAACTCATACTCATACGATCTACTCCTCCATTCCGAATGCACTAATGATGGCACGTTGCGCTGCAGTGTCAGTAACGTGCAACACATAGTGATCTCTGCCACCATCAGCATCAACAATACTCAAATTGATCTTGCCGCCAACGACATTCTTAAAAATGCCTCTAGTAGCAGTCTTATAAGTAATGAAACCGTATCCAGAAACCAGAGCCTCTTCTCCGGTTTCCTCGTCAATCAAATGTGCTTCCACCTTAGAGTCATCGGCAGAACCAATTGTCATGCTCACATAACCATCTCCCGCTGCAACGATAGTTGAGCAATTGCACTGCAGTACCTGAAGTGATTTAATTTTGTACATTGTTTTTCTCCGTTTTATCAAAAACAAGACGTCCCGGCAACCAGTATGCATTAACCTTAGGGTCAAGTACACCTATGTCCTTAAACATCTTATCTATCAATTCTAGCTGATGACTATCAGTAATTTCTATCTGAACAATGTCATTGGTCTTAACATCATGGACCGCTAGAATCGAGTTACCTGCAAAATAAATAGCAAAACGTCCTTTAAAAAGGATGTTCTCATTTTGTTCGTTAGATGCAACAGTATAGAACTTAGTATCCTCCAATTTACCAGAATCATCGGTCATCATAAACTTAACAAGTTTATACATAAACCTCTCCTAAAACTAACTTGATAAATTCAAGTCAGTTAAATAATATATAGATATTTTTATTTTGAAATATATTATGCTAATTCAAAATATAAGGTATTTCAAATGAATGATATCTTACGCAACTCACTTATGTTAAGACGAATAAGATTGGATATTTACCTATGTACTCAATGCGATCTTAAATGCAAGTACTGCTATAGATTTTGTAATATCGCCGATAATGATAATTATGATTATAATCACTTGATTAAGGATTTAACTAAATTAAAAAAGAAAAATATCGCATTTAGAAAATTCATTTTAAATGGCGGAGAACCTTTGCTATATCCTAATTTGCTTGATTCTTTTAAAAGAATAAGAAATATTTTTCCAAATATCCCAATTTGTTTACAAACCAATGGAAAGCAATTTCTTAAAAAAGCAGATATTTTAATCCCAGCAATGAAAGAAAGCAATATCAATCTCAATATCAGTGAATACAGAAAAACTAATATTGATTATAATAAAATCTTCAATTTATGCAGCAAAGCTGGTATTTTGTATAATGATGTATGGAGTATTCGTCTTAATAATAAAGAAGTGCAATTTGATACTGAAAAAATAGGAATGAAAAAGAAATCAATGCAGGAGACATTGATCAATTATCAGAACAAATGTAGATGCACCTGTATTTGCTTATGGAAAGGTAAATTTTATAGATGCGGTAAAAGTGCTTGGATAAATATCTTAAATAAAAAATATAATACTGAATTTAAAGTAGCTGAAGATGATTATCTTGATGTAGATAGTGTTAATTCCACAAAGCAACTTTTGAATTTTATTAAAACGCCAGGTTCATTTTGCAGATATTGCTTTAATAATAAATCTGGAGCAAATGACTGTTGCCCATGGTCTAACGATTCACCGTCAAAATCCGATTGGATTGTGGAGGAAGAATGAAAATCGCATTCATGTCCTATGTTATCGGCTCAAAACGTTTTATAGATATGGCTATCGTAACTATCATGTCTTATCTTGAAACCAATCTCACTGAAGTGGATTGGTTAATATTCGGTGATACTGACGATGATCTTAAGTGTATAAAAGACAGATTGAGTTTCATTAAAGATAACCAAGTACATATTAAAGTTTTACCTTTTACTAATATTGAAGATAACGTTAACTTTGTTAATCATAAAGGTTGGATAACTGATTTAGCCTGTACGATGTTTTATAAACGTATAAAGTTAATCGATAAGTATAAAAAAGATTACGACCTTTTGGTAATGGTTGATTTGGATATAATTTTTGTAGGTGGTATCTCAGCTTATCTTCAAAAAGCATATAACGATGATAATGTCTGGATTTCTGGGCAAGAACAAAACAATCCTGAAGAAGATATTATTAAACTTAATAACAATCAGCATTATATAAATTTCGGATTTGCTATATTAAAATGCAGCAAATTAAGAGATAATGAATTTGATCATCTATGTAAATTCCTTGATACTCCAAATATTATTCTTTCTTGTCAGGATCAATCCTATTATAATAGTTCCTATCCGGCTGATAAATATTTTGTTTATCAGGATTTACAATTATGTGAATGGAATTTTCAATGGTTTAAACGAATAAAACCTCAATATAAAATTTATCATTATTCACCAATGCGTTATATGGATCAAAATAAAACAGTAATATACAATAATAAAGCTAATGAAAATATTAAATACGGCTGGAGTGTTATCAGTTTATTAGCTTATGATAAATATGCAGAATGCACTGAAAGATACAAACAATATCTTTCAGGAGACTTTCTAAAAAATGTAAAACTCAACAATCAGCGTTTTCTAAACGAAAGAAACGCTGATAAAATATCTTATTATTGCTATAAAAGGCGTTACAGATTATGAAAGAAAAAGTTGCTGTTATAGGTGCTGGATTCTACGGGCTTATGCTTAGCACCTTTCTTGCTAAAAAATATAATGTAACTATTTTTGAAGAAGAATCTGATGTCATGACTAAAGCTTCCAATCTTTGTCAGGCAAGAATCCATACAGGAATGATGTATCCCAGACACATCAGAACTGCTATTTCCTGTTTAATGACATTCAGACCATTCATGACCAGATTCAACGAAGCTATCGTAGATAATTTTACTTCGATATATGCCGTAGCCAAGAACTCCAATATCTCAAGTGAAGAATTCTACAAAACTCAAAAAGGAATGGGTCAACATATTGTAAAAATCAAAAATGAATTATTTAATCCTGATCTAGTAGAAGGCGTTTACAGTTGTGAAGAATTTACCTTTGACCCATTGATCATCAAAAATGTACTTCTTCATGAATGCGATAAAGAAGGTATTGATATTGAACTAGATACCAAAGTAGAGAAATTAGATCTTCTGTATAAGAAGTATTCTAAAATATTCTTATGCAATTATGAAGATATCAACAGAGTACTGACTAATAGTTACTTATCTCCTATTCCTATGAAAAGTAATAAATTTGAAAAGATTTTTTATAGAGATAACTTAGGAAAAATAGCCGTATGCGTAGTAGATGGAAATTACTTTAATACTATGTGTTTACCTGATAGATATGAAGGCATCAAGACTATAACAGCACCCGATTTAAGTATCTGTAAAGTAGGAGATATGTGGGATACATTAGTCAAGAGAGTTAAAAAGTTTATTCCTGATATTGCTATGGCTTATAATCATTCTCAGATTGGTTATAAAACTGTTTGCACCGATAAAGAGACTTTCAGAACCTGCTATATCAATCAACAGAACTACAGAGGTATAGACATCTATTCAATATTGGGTGGTAAGATAACTAATGTATTCAATTTGTTCGATGATCTTAAATCGATGTTATAACAAAAGAGTACGGTCAGCTCTAAGGCTGCCGTACTCCGATTGTCAATTAAATGTTTTTAATTTTCTGAATAAGTTCATCGATATTTTCAATACCAAGTGCGGTAGCTATACGAGTAATGAATACTTCACTTAGTTCTACACAATTGTGCTTAACTGAAGACTTATAAATAGAAATCAAGTCATCCAGCAGATTACCTATACAAGAATTACCTTTAGGCCATCTAAGTTGAATAGATAAATCTCCATTGGATAATCTTCTATAGAAGATATTCTCAAGTCTTAAGTCGCCATGATGGAACATTGCTTTCTTAAATACATCGTAGTTATCAAATTCCTGAGGAATCTGAACTTCAGCATCGCTCTTAATTGCATCTATATACGAACAATAATTAGCTGCTAGCTTACTGATAATTTCTGTAGCTTCATCTTTCTCATCAGTTAAAATACACTTATGTGTTTCAACCTCAGTAAAATGAAGACTCTCATTACCATTATCATCTCTCGATGCAAAAGTGGCAGGTAAGAATATCAAAGGAAGATCAGAATGACTATTCAGTACTTCAGTTATCGAATTATAATACTGAACTTCCTGATTGAGTAACTGCTTCTCTTCATCAGTAGCATTAGGATGAGCTACCAATTTAATATAATCAACTGGATTGACTCTGAATAATCCGAATTTATCATCAATACTCAGAACAGCTTTAGTGTTTCTGCTAAAAAATTCATAAACCGTAGGAAGATCTCTAAGATTGTCATATTTAGCAGTAGAAATATATTCAAATGCTAATAACACCTGAAGTATAGTTCTATCCATATTCAGATAGTTATAAGTAGCTAATCTTCCAACATGAAGAATAACTGCTCCAGGAATACTATCTACATCAACAAATACATTAGTTCCATCGAGAAGAGATAATACTCTGAGTTTATTATCTGGATAATTCTCAATCAGGTATTTGAAGATATCTACATCTTCAAACGGATACATCGGAATATCATTAGTATATGCATCTCTAGGATATTCAAAATTCAATATCTTACCACTTCTATGAATACGGGTATACGGAAATATAGTATCCGGTACATTGATAGCCATAGGAAGTCTGGAATACTCTTCGTTATGATCATATCCATAAATAAAATCGCAAGTACGATAAGGCAACGAATTCTTGCAATTGTAGAATTTATCTATCGGAGTTGTATTGATTATCAATACTCCTTTATAATTCTCATCATCTTTGAAATTAAAACTGGAAATACTGAGAGTATCATTAAAATAAAATTTAATATCTTTTCTCTTAAGAAGTTTGGTATTCGAATAATCCATCTTAAGAGGAATACACTGATATTTATCTCTGAAAGTAACATTGTGATAATCATAGTAGATTTTCACTCTGTCTTCAATAGTTTTACTAAATGTATGTTCTCCCCACTGTTTTTTGGAATAAGGAAGAATCAATGCATTGTACAGTACATTGCATCTATGAAGAAATTCAGCATCATTGCTAATACTCTTCATATCGGTAAACGAACTTCCACTGGGAAATTTCTTAAATAGCTGAAGAATAGTTTTTTCACTGAATCCAAACTTACTCAAAGTATCTGCATTGATAGGCCAAGCATAGGTTCTATCCTGAGATAATGATAAAGTCTTCATCTCAAATACTTCAGTATCATAAATTTCATTGAATATTTTGTAACAGATTTTATTATCAGTGTGAAAAACATGATCGCCGTAACGGCAGGGAGAATAAGTTAACTTTCTGAATTCATCAGAATACTGGTTAATGAATTCATTGTTATGAACGTCTACAAACCAGTTGGCACAAAGTCCGCCAGCTACTCGCTCCTTCTCATATACTACAGTAGAAGGGCAATTCTTAATATCAGCTGCTGTCAGTCCAGCCAACCCTGCACCAACAACAATTTTCTTTTTAATCTCCATTAATTTTATCCTCTATTAGAAAGAACTATTTAATAGTCAGCATATTTATCAATGTATATTTAGGACTATCATGCGATAGTCTTTACTATTGGAGTAATATGACCAAATGGATGCGTTAATCGGCTTTAATGGGTTTGTAGGAAGTACACTACTTTCTCAGCTTCCTAGCAAACCAGAATTATATAATTCCTCTAACCTTGAAGATATAAAGTTTAAAACATTTGACAATCTTTATATCTGCTGCCCTACCGGATCTAAGTATTACGTTAATGAGCATTCTTATCAGGATTATATGAATATGAGAGATATCCTGAAATTACTGGCTACCGTTAATTGTAATGATTGCTATCTGGTATCTTCCCAGGATTGTAACAGTACTCTGTATTCAGATGAAACTTTTATCTGTTATCCGTTTACTGAGTATGGAAAGAACAGACTGTTCTTCGAGGATGCTATTCGTGATTTATTCGAAAATCATCACGTAATGCGAATAGGCTGTTTATTTGGTAAGGGTCTTAAAAAGAATATCATTTTTGATCTTCTTAATCATAACTATCTGGAGAATATCAAATCAGATTTTGCATACCAGCTGTACAATATGGATTATCTGTACAAAGATATGCAAATTATGAAACAGCTTGATATTCATCTCTGGAATAGATTTTCTGAACCAGTCTACATTTCAGAGATAATCAAATTATTCAATGAATGCGGATATGATTATCATTTTGATCTTCCTCTCGATGATGACCTTAGTTATCGAAACAAAGGTTCATTGATAAAGAAAAGTGCAATCATGTCCGAATTAAAAGATTTTATTCTTAACTACGAGCACAACTCAGATGATAGGCATCAACGGGCTAACGGCGAACAATTCGATCTCAACTTTACAGACCCTAAGTCGTGAGGGGTTAATCGATACTTACGAATGCAACAGACGAATGTATCTTAATAACAAAAATGTTTTAAGGAACTTAAATATCAGATGTGATACATTCAGTTCATTAGTCACAGGTGATTACAATCTCGATACTGTTGAAGGAAGGATTGGGTTCTTCAACGAATTTCTTGAAACTATAAGTTTTGCCGATGACATAGGTGCTTACAAGCTAATGTTCGGTTTGGCAAGATATAGACAGGAAATGAATAGTGATAAATTGAAATTCTTTAAAGAGCTTAGAGAAGTAGCCAAGGATAGAGATAAAATATTATTATTTGAAGCTATCTCTTCTTATGGAAATAAGTTCTTAACTAATCATAAGGAATTAATTGAATTTTCTAAGGAAATTAACCTTAGCGGCATTCATGTTGACTTTGGTACATTAAGAGATTGTCACGAATCTTTTACTGAGATATCCAAGCAGATAAATGTCATTAATATTCATTTTCCTTATGGTGAGTACAACACTACAGAGGTTGAGAATTTCGATATAAGTATTGAGAATTATACTAACAAAAAATTAAATGTTAATGACCTTGCTGACTATTTTTCCAAAATTAAAAAATAAGGATCTTGGGACATGCTAAATGTCCCAAGATTCCAAGCCATGCAATGAATTATTTTCAGAGGTATAACTTCATTGATATTATCTTTATTTTGTAGAATCATAATGTCTTTTATCTTAGTATCGGGTTTCTTTCTGATGTTAAGATTAATTCTGAATTAGAGGTAACTTAATGGCTACTCTTAGTACTATAAGCGGTATCACTAAATTACTTAAGTTATCTGAAGCTGAAGTATCCAAATATGCTTCCAAAATTTTTCCAGCTAATATACTTATTCTGGAACCCAATGGTAAGATACTTCTTTCAGATGGAATGTCTTCATTGTCAGATCTTCCTACCCGTATAGACCAGACTTTAACTCAAAGTGAAAAGAATGCATTAAATGCAGCTTTTGTTACTGGTAAATACAAGATAGCGTCTGGCGGTGTAGTAGTACATGATAACAAAGGTAAAATAGACGATGCTTCATTGAAATTAGTCAGTGATGGAAAGATAGTCGCTTCTTACTTATCTGACTATGTAGATCCTGAAACTAATAAGATTAAAGCAGATGCTATTTCCTCGGACTCAGGAGCAGAAGCTCAGGGTGCTGTGATGTATGATCATCCAGTAGATATGAGCATTTCGCTTACTGATTTGATCAACTTATCAAAGGTATAAAGCTATGACAAATGTACTTCAGTCGGTAGCGATAGATCTGCTCATTCTGCTGGTCTCTGTTATCATAGGAATCATTGGATTTTATTTAGGAAGTGAATTAAAAAAGCACGAACGAAGAATTGATAATTTAGACAAAGTTGTAATGAGACACGACAGCGAAATAAAAAATCTCAGAACAGATGTTGACAATATCATGAACAGCAAGTAAAATGAATATGCTATGCCTTAGGTAAACCGGAGGTTAAACTAAGTATCATGATTTCAAGACACGGCATGGTTTCATTCTTAACTAGCAATAAATTATATTTACTGGCAGTTGTATATTCAAAGGCTAGCGAGAACGAATTAGACGCATTAACCGCTGCAATAAAACATGAAACCGGTGTTGATCTTAGCAGAGATGACTATTACAATATCAAATTAGAAGATCTTGAAAAAGTCAGAGAATTCGAAGGTAAACGACATGGATATTTAATCGCATTAACCAGCAATAGCATCTATAATGACGATAAAAGAAAAGCTGAAATTAAAACTCTCAATTTTAAATTCATCATCGCTTCTATCGGAATAGTATTTGCTTTGACCTGGTTTACATTATTCATGTTTATATCTGTACCTCCTGAAAATGCCAAGTTTATCGATGCTGGTATAGGATTATTGTCATCGCTGGTTGGATGCTTTGTCTACGGATATTTTAAATCAGATAAAAAATGATCAAAATAAACTATACCCACCGATTAACTGTCGGTGGGTATAGGATTTATACTATCTGGTTGATTCGGGCACAACAGGCTAAAGAATCGCATACTTCATTGTACACATTTCCGACATGACCTTTGACCCAATGACGGTATACAACATGTCTCTTAAGCAAATCAAGTAATTGGAGCCACAGGTCAAGATTGGGAATATCCTGACCTTTGGTCTTCCAGTGTTTTTTAGCCCATCTCTTGCTATAATCAATACCATCAAGTACATACTTACTATCAGAGTATAAATGAACTATGCATCTGGTGGTAAGTTTGGACAGTGCCATTATAACCGCAGTTAATTCCATTCTGTTACTGGTGGTATCGTAAGCCGAACCGCATAAATTCCACTGCTGACCATTCCAAATAAGAACACTCGCCCAACCGCCCATTCGAGACTTACAACTTCCATCGGTATATATAGTAATTACTGGTAATGGCAACTCCATGAACACCTCTCAGCTTATTCGGACAGCATACAATCTAATGTGCTTATCCTTAATTTCCTTCTTAAAGTTATCTATAGATATTTTGTATCTATAGGGAAGCAATCTGGCAAGATGCTCCTGCGGTGTGAGAATGATATTATCTTTATCAATCTCACTGATTTTCATAATCAGATTCTCAGACTCTTCAGATATAGTCCAAGTCTCATCAAAAGATCTTAATGATGCTCTCAGGTTGGCAGAATCCATACCTGTGAGAATAAAATCATCAGCTACAGTTGCACTATTGACTTTGGCTAATTCCAGCCAGGCGTTGAGCTCATCTTCGGTATCTACAATACCAAGCTCAACATTATCATAATCAGTGAACAGATAAGCAAATGACATCTTGACTTCAAGCATAATCTCAACTATCCACATAGGCAGATTATTGCGAATAAAAATGCCATATCTGGGTACTGAACTATCTGAAGTTTTCTTACCGTTCTCATCAGTAACGTACATAATCTTAATCGCATCGTCATGATCGATTATTCCATTACTGGTAAGATGACAGTTTCTGAAAATATCAAAAAAGTCAACAACACTGTTAGTAGTGTTTCTCATACGGATAGACATGAGCATAGTGTATTTGCTCGGTATCTCTTCCTCTGGTTTAAAAGCCCCTGCTGTTCTGGCTTTAACCATCATCTGAAATGTATCTTTCACATCATACATTTTGAGTATTCAATTCCTATAAAACCTTTATACAAAATCCCTGTATCTATTGATACCACTGCATACTCTCAATATATTAAAAATGAAAAAAAAAAAAAAATAAGCTGTCATTTCTGACAGCCTATTTCCGAACGGACTCAGTGATCGTTGCGCTTGGTCTGCTCGTATCAGACCCGATCACTGCCGCTCTTCCGCATCCAGGGCTTCTCTCCAGTCACCTGTGCGGCTCATCCCCGTGTGCATCCGAGGTCTGCTACGAGCAGCGTTCACTGTCTGAGTGCTAGGTATTCCTAACACCTTCAACAGCGCTCCCGCTTTTTAATGCACTTATTGCACGGGAGGATATATGCACATTGCTGTACACATATCACTATAGTTATATATATTCGAGAATATTTAACCTACAGTTTAAAATAGTAGTCCCCGATTTCTCGGAGGCTACTAGGTTATCAAGGTTCAATAGAGGTTAGAGATTTTAGCATCATGGGAACAACCAGTAACGATAACCCAAGCAGGAGGTTAAATGAAAATCACAAATCCGAAATTTTCATTGTTACTAATTATCTCAATTAATAGCCCGAGTTAATTTTTATTCAACATGTGCTAACGCTTTCTTTCCTTCCTCTTCGCTTACCCATCCATAGACATTGGAAAATATTATATCTTTCTTGGCATCGCCAACTGATATTCCAAGTGAACCCAATATCAGATACAAAGGTTTGGAATTTGCCGATACCAATTTGTTATAGTCAATCACTGGCTGCAGTTCTGCAGGTATAGTATTAAACGACGGGTTAATCGGTATTCTATTCAAATCTTTATCAGGATACTTTTCTTTAAATCTCATTAACTTCTGATAAATCCCAAAATCTTTTTCTTTCAGCCAATCCTGATATTTTAAACTCTCCATACCAAAAAGCGGAACTATATAACACTTAGTAGGTATCTGGATTTTACCATACTTATCTCCGAATACTTCTTCCCATAACAAATAATTAAAATATACGGATGAATCGGCATTAGCATATTCATCTTTGTTTTTAATTGCAGTCATGGGTAAAAATTCAGTCTGTAAGTGTCTCAATGAGTCTCTTATCATTCTTTCGAATCTTAATACGTCAATTAATTTCTCTTCCGCAACAACCGTAGATTTCGAATAAATATCATCGATTACAGACCTAATAAACCACTCAGTGTAGGATAGTACTCCCTTACTAAAATTAGATCCTCTTAACCCAACTCCTTTGATATCAAGACGTGGAGTTTTGAATACAACACCTTCCTGAATTTTCAGTATACTGGCATAATGTTTTTTCAACGATGTCAAAATATCAACTGGCATCATGAATTCGTTTTTCATCGCCATACCAGTCAAATCTTTACCAAGTGCGCCGAATGCTTCGCTTACATGAAACAAAACATTGGCATTGGCTTTACTCAGCCAATAGACGATCAGAGAATTGATCTGATACGCTTTACTGTCCATGACTGTATTACCTTTGTACCACTGTAACCAGCTCTTGGTAGTAAAAATAATACTATCGGTATCACTGACAACTACGGCATCACGATATTGATTTTTATGCTCAACAACGTATGAAACGTTAACGTTGTGATTCATAAACAAATCAAAAACATCCATGAAACTTTTAAGCATTATTTCAAGATGCTTTCCATAAGCCGCTAATCTCCGGGCTAATTCAGGGTTGACTTTAATACAATCGTAAATCGAAATAGCATTTCCCTTATCGTTCAGAGGCAGCATTTCGTTACATACGGTACTCAGGATAATGGCAACATCTCCATCGATGTTGTTAATATCATCGGGTACAATATTCTGATCAACTTCAACTTTACTGAAATCAAAAAGTTTTTGAGTCCAATCTCTGAACCAACTGTCGTTAGTAAAAACAAGATGTTTCATATTGCTCATGTAAAATACGAAACACAGTTGTTCTTTACTGAAAGTCCGGAGTAGTCGGTCAATTGGTGAAGTCTCAGCCAGAAAATCATATCGTTTTAAAGCTTTAAATAAAAACTCTTCAACCATTTCGAAACTAGGATAAACGAATCCGTATTTATCCATAATCTCGTCGATTTTCTTACTATCAGGACCACACCGCAGGCACCCCATCAAAAAGTTAATAACCTGCTCAGTATTCAGGAAATAGAAATTACTTTCAAGAAATCTTTCAGCATGAGCATATGAGTTCATGATGAAGAATCTTCCGATACTGGTAACACTGTTAAAATCAGCTACTGAACTCAGACTGCTGAACCCACTTCCCATTCCGCCAGCTATTGAGTTCATCAGTACTTTGATAGTACTCTGGTTGTTGTTGTGGAATACTTCAGCGACTTTGTTACATTCTTTCTTAGCCTTGAGCATAAGCTTTTTCTCCTGCTTACGCTGGCTTTTTTTCATATCAATCATTCCCTTCAGATAACTTACGCATTTATCAGTAGTTTCAAAAACTACTCCGAAAGGAGAGATAATTTTATCAGAATACCGTTTGGTGAATTTATACAAATCCATATCAGGAATTTCGATATAATCACCATATACGTGAGCTCTGTTGTGAATATTATTACTATCAGAGCTTCGAATACAACGAAGAGTAGGCCACAATTGGTCATCCCCGAATCGGGGAGTGTTAAGGTCTAATCCTTCGTTCCTGGCCCTTTCAAGATTGCCTATCAGTACGCCGACTCTCCGATTAACTTTATCAGCTACCCATTCACGAATCTCTTCATAGTCAAACTCAGGATGAGTTCGTTTCAAATAATCTGACATTACCGAAATGTAAGATTCAAATACATCTGGCCGTTTAATAGGAACAGTATTAAAATTCATAACTAACCTCTGCTTGAAATTTTCTAAAATATTTCAGCAGTAACTTATTAGTGATTTGCTTAAAAATGTCTACCCACTAGAATACAACACCTACCCATATAAAATTGAAATAATCATAAATTTTATACCGTAAGAATAGGCTTTACAGATAAAGAAAATAACTTGATAACCAAAAGGGTTGTTGATCTAAGTTGATATTTTTAAGATAAAATATTTCAAAAAATTTTTCACCCGAAAAATTTATTCGTGATGGCTATCTGCATATAGGCTTTGATTATTGCTAAAACCCCTCTAGCCTAAGGTAATAGGCTTTTCTTATAGCCTATATCTTATATATCTAAGTAAATAAAGGAATAACATATAAGCCTATAGCGTCACTTCGTTCCGCTATAGGCTTATATGTTATATTTATACTACCCCATCCTTTTTTTTAATACTTTCCTTCCCCTAACTTGGAGAATTCAAGCACAACATAACGATGCATTGTACAAAAATATTTTGCCGTATTTCTCGGCTTAAAATAAAACCTATAAGAATTTGACTGAAAATTTTTAAAATCGTTATAGAGATATATCAAAATTTGCCTAGGATAAGTCGATTTTAAACTCTTTTACGATTAATCGGCACCTTTTAATCTCTAGCTAATGTAAAATAGTCTTATCACTAGAATACAACACCTACCCTAGTTTAGAATGAATTATTGAATAATTTGTGCCGTATGAATCGGCCTTACAGCAAAGAAAATTTTCATGATAACTAAACATAGTCTCGACCTATATTCGATTTTTGACCTGAAAATTTTAGATACCGAAGTTAGAACCTTACCCCAGAAGAGGTAAGGTTCAACTTTCGACCCCCAAAAATTTTTATTCGTGATGGCAATCGGCAATAGGCTTTGATTATGGCTTATCTCCCTCTAGCCTAAGGTAATAGGCTTTTCTTATAGCCTATATCTTATATATCTAACTATATAAAGGTATATCTAATAGCCTATAGCGTCACTTCGTTCCGCTATAGGCTATTAGATATATTATTTTCTATCCTATTTTCTCCAGTCCTCCTCTTCCCTTACGAGAATGGTGTTGGTTCACATCATACCTATCAAGTTGTACAGAAATATATAGTCGAGCCGCTCAGCTATATTGAAGAATAAGCTTTTTTATATTAAATATTATAATCTTACCTATTATTTTAATACAGCTGTAACAAAATTACGCAAAGGTTTTTGTTAAATAATATGTTCTGGTCATTTACTTTAAAACCAAAATTGAAATTGATAAAAAAAAATAACCCACGCATTTAAATTGCTATGCGTGGGCTTGACCTCTCCATTAAATCTCGAAGAGGTCAATAGACAGCTTATACAGCTTAAACCGTAACTCGGCTATTCTCTCCCACTCTGGAGTGCCGATCTCCAGAGCGTTGTCAACAGTCTTGACCTTCTCAATAAGGTCAAGAACCATTTTACGTGCTGCCTGTTTTTCTTCCGGAGAAGCAGCAGCAATCTCCTCCGGAGTTATGAAGATCCAATCATTCATGATGGAACCTCCTTTTAAAAGCCCGCTAGGAAGGCAAGAACACCTAGCATCATCCGAATTATATATAATCGTTTTTTTTTGAGTTACACAAAAATAAAATTAAAATTATTTGTAATATGAGATGCTGATAAATTCAGAGGAGATGGTTATGTCAATTACCTATAAAAATTCTGGAGCTGATATTCAGTTCCTTTACGATTGTCCGGTTAATCAGATTCCTTTTAGGGATGAAGTTAATCGTATCTATGTTGGTTATCGTCAGTGCTATTCGAAAGATCCGACTGCTCCGATTGTTCTTTCAGCTGAAGGTGAGGACAATATTCTTGAGATCTATAAGAACTTCTGCAAGGATTCGATTTTCGTAGATGATCAGTATGGCGGTAAACCCACTATCTTTGATCCTGTAGATCAGAGTATCGAATATACTGCCGCAAATGTCGATGCTTATGTTAAGAGTCAGTGCGAGCTGTACGGCAGAAAAGAGTTTTGCGTGTTTCTGACTGAGTGCATGTTTATTAAATCTCATCTCAAGCATGAGTCACCTTTTGAGCATGCTGGATTAACTGTCAGAATCACCAATGCTTCCAGAAGTTTCAGTCATCAGTGGGTCAGATCCAGAATTGCAAGTCACTCTCAGCAGTCTCAGAGATATGTAAGTGAGAAGAATGGTAATTTTACTTTGGTACTTCCGGATAAGATTTATGATAATCCAGAAGCCAAGAAAATTGTAACTGATTACCTTGACCAATTACCTGAAGTTATCAACAAGCTTGCAGATGCCGGTATCAAGAATGAAGATATCAGATGCATTTTCCCTAACGCTATGAGTACTTCGATAGTATCAACTATGAATTTCAGAGAGTGGAAACATCTCTTTGGCCTTAGAATTGATTCCCATGCTCAGAAGGAAATCAGAGATATTTCTTATGCAATCTGGGAATATCTGAATGAAAAAATTCCTTTTGTCTGGGCTGATTGCTGGGATAGAATTATCAAGACATATACAAGCTATTAGCTCCTCAAGTCGATGCAATGAAGATTAGACCTGAGAATGAAAAAATTCCTTTTGTTTGGGCTGATTGTTGGGATAGAATTATCAAGAAAGAGGTGGCTTAATGGCGCTTTCTGAGGCAGGTTGGATACGAAGTTATCCTGGTTGGTATCGATATTGCAGAAAATTTTTACAGAAAGTTTCTGCACCAGGAGAATATGGAAAGTATTATGCGAATTTGGGAGATAGTTCTGTTGAATTCATATATAAACTATTAGCTCCTCAAGTCGATGCAATGAAGATTAGACCTGAGAATGAAAAAGATCCGAAAGTACCGACATTTGATTTTGGCGATAGCATTAATATATTTGAGTACACAGCAGAAAATCAAAAACCACCTGTAGAAGATCGGCTGGAGGCTATAATGCATAATGAATATCATAAAAACGAAGCTCCGATATTTCCGTATTGTGTAAGACTTACTGCTGAGTATTCAGAGCTTTGCGATCGAATCGATAAGCTTAGTACGTTTATTGATAACTACAATAGAACTAAGACGCCTAAGCTTACTTGCCCGGTTGAACTTTTGATTCAGCAGCTTGCAGCTATGCAGACTTATGCAACGATTCTCAAACAGAGATTAGCTTACGAAGGTGTCACCGATTGATGAATGATCTGAGAGAGAAAATTGCTAAAATATGCAAGCAAATGCATTTTGAAGGCAAACTTAAAATCGAATCAATTCCAGAAGAACCAACTCAAGAGGATTTTTTGAAAGGTATGGTACAAGATGAGATACGTGAGAAATTGGATCCGATAATTCCGTATAGAGTAAGACTTTCCGGTGAATATACTGAACTTTGCATGCGAATTGGCAAACTCAGCGATTTTATTGATAATTACAATAAAACTAAGACGCCTAAGCTTACTTGCCCGGTCGAACTTTTGATTCAGCAGCTTGCAGCTATGCAGACTTATGCAACGATTCTCAAACAGAGATTAGCTTACGAAGGTATCACCGATTGATTCAGATTTGTCCTCTGATCTGCAAGCATGATGTGTCTAATACTAGTTTAGACACATCTTTTTAATCATTAACGTTAATGTTTAAAAATTAGAGGATTTTATGAGAAAGTTTCTTAGCGTACAGCTTTGCGATGATTACGAAGCTTCGCAATTAAATCCGGTATATGCTGATACTCCCGAGGGAGCTGCTCAGCATGATGCCGCTGTAACCGAGATTAAGGATATGCCTGAGAAGGACAATATGCGAGCTCGTATTGCCGTTTTCGAGGCTATTATCGATACTGTTGTTGAAGATGAACTCAAGGATGCTACTTCTCCTGAGGATGAGTCTCCGCGCACTGAAGATGTAACTCAGACTGCTGAGGAGATTACAGATAAGGCAGTTGCTATGCATCTGATTCCTTACAATTTCAAGAGTCGTATTCCTGGTATTGTTGCAAGACATCTTAGACGTTCCGACCCTAGGGTCCAGCTTTTAGCCAAGGCAGCTCATTTTGTTATGGATGCCGAGACTGCTGTTCCTGCAGCTGCTGAGACTCCGGGTGAGACTATTGATACTCCTGAGACTACTAAGGACAATGGTCAGTCGGGACTTGATCAGGAGATTAAGGATTCTACTAACGGCGATATTGAGAATGTTGGTGTTGAGCAGTCTCCTCAGGCTGAGTCGGCTTCTGCTATGAGAGCTCGTAGAGTTGCTATGGCTTATAACCGTCTTATGGAAGGTGAAATTACCGAGCAGGAGTTCAAGGAGGAGGCTGAGGAAGCTGGTGCCAATATGAATCCTTCTGCTGCTGCTCCTGAGGCTGATACTGTTGAGGAACCTTCCTCAACTCCGGTAGTTGAGGATTCTGATGTTGATGTTCCGGCTGATGTACCGACTCAGATGTCGAGAGCTCTTCGCTATCTGGCATCTTCGTCGGTCAATCACAGGAACGCAACTACTCTGCTGTCTCGTAAGCTGTCCGGTCCTATGCTTACTGAAATGCTGCACATGCTTCGTTATCATCTGCCTGCAAAGTTTATTCGTAAGTACAATGTTAAGTAATTTAATTTAATATTATCCTAAGTTAGTACTCACTGTAATGGTGAGTACTAACTATTTGTATTTATATTTATAATTGAGAGACCTAATATAGCTCAGCGATTAGCTGAAGAGTTAGTATCGTTAATTAATTGGGATAACCAAATGGAAGATAAAAATTTAAAGAAGCGTACTGCCCGTAGACTGCGCAATAAGCAGATGAGACTGTCCAGACAGAAGCAGTCTATCAGAGATCGTCGTGCCAAGAAGAGTTATCACGACATTGGTTCTTTTGCTAAGGGATTTGTAATGGATGTACTCGGACTTGTTGAGTACAGAGAGCAGCTTCGCAGTTCTATTAAGGAACGTATCAGAACTATTCGTAAGCTCCGTGAGGAGAATCACCGCTATAGTAACCTTAGCACTGATATGTTCGATAAGTGCCTTGAAGATTTTAATGAGTTTGATACTAAGGTCGAAGATCTTGCTAAGGCAGCCGCAGAGGTTGAATCTGCTACCAAGCTGTCTGAGAAGATTGATCTTGTTACCAAGCGTGTTAAAGATCTGGCTGAAATTCAGCTTACTATTGCTGATGTTACTACCAATATTTCTAACGCTAATACCGATTTTATCAATAAGATCAAAGCTATTGATAATCCTGCAGAGATAACTACCGAAATTCCAACTGAAAATGATACAGTGGAATTTGATGAGCTTCTTGATGAGTCCAGAGGATCTGGTGATTATGAAGCCGATGTTCCTGCAGATGCTATCCCGGAAGTGACAGTAGAGCAGCCTAAGGTTGAGACAATAGTGACTCCAGTAGAAGTTAAGCCTGCTCCTGAGCCTGAGGTAGTTGACGCTGTCCCAATTGAGAATGCGGAAATTATTAACTGATAATTACTTAGCAATATAATTCTTTGAGGTTAAAGATTAGGGATTTTATCAATGACTGAAGAAGAATTAAAAGTTATGTGTAAGTTTTATCTTACCATACTGTCAGCGAGAGCTGCGCATTATTGCTATTTTAATTTTAGAGATAATAAAGTAATCCTCTGTAATTCGACTACCAGTACAACGGCCCGGCATGGAGACAGATTGATGGATTTCTCAGTAGGAGAATTGGGACTTCATTTAATCGAATTTCGTGACAGGGCTATTATTCCGGCGATAAAAAAGTTATTGCATATACCGGAAAAACAATTTTACGGTATTCATATCGTTAACTTTATGAAAGACTGGAATAAGTGTACTTTTGATGAGTTACCAATTGAATTTACCAAAGACCAATTATTTCTTAATGGAAAGTTATGTGGGTCTGTTATTTATAACTTTCATGTAATCATGATGCTTGATCGTTATGCCAGCATAATGGAAAGTATTATGGAAAGAGATAACGTTATTGAAGCTGAGGTAGATATTCATCCGGAACTTACTGGAAATTACTACATGATTTCAGTTGATACCGGACTCTTTTATAATTATAAAGGTGAAAGAGTATTCCGGGATGTTGTTCCTAAAATGAACATTCCGTGTATTGATGGATTAACAACTGTATCATTTAAGTCGTTTCTTCCGAAAGTTAAAGAGGATTATGAAATCAAACGTTACTTTTGGAATGAAGATATCAGAATTTATTCTATAACTTATTATTCTGATAGTAATGTTATCGTTAAATCTTTCAGACCGAATATTTTGTCCATACCTATTGCTAATATAACCAGTATGGATAAGGAGAACTAAAACACATGGCTAATATTACATTTACAGCTAAGGAGACCGCTGCTCCCGAGCCTACTCCTGAGACTGCTCAGACAGCAGCTCCTAATCCTGCACCTGAGGTTAAGAAACCTGAACCTAAGGAAGAGGTTAAAGCTAAAGAGATTCCGGTAGATGATTCTGCTTTTGAGGATAATTCTTCTCCTAAGCAGGATGCGGAATTTGATATTTCTGAAGTTAATGATTATAAAGAGAGCGTCGCTAATGATGATGCTGAAGTATCAGGCTGGGATAAGTTTGGTTTGTGCGTTCCTCTGAGTGATGCAGAGAAAACTGTTCAGCATTACGAGCAGATCAAAACCAGTCTTGGAAGTGATGCTACCAAAGCACTGAGTGATGTAAACTCTGATATCAATACCGTTATGGAAGCATCCAGAGCTATCACTTCTGCATCACTTCTTCTCAAGGAGGCACTTGAAAGAGTAGCTCATATTGATAAGCTGAAGGATAATCAGACTGGTCATGGTTTTACTAAGGCTAATTTAGGTAAGCATTATCAGGATATTGATTCTAAGGTTGTATCCGGAGATGAGGCTTTAAGAGTATTCACTACTATCACTGGTGGACTTCGTAAGGTTACTCTTTGGAATTCTGGATTCAGTATTAACATTAAGAATATGTCTCTTGATGCTCTGAGCTCTTTCCTTAAAGAGATGCATAAGAGTGATTACGAGTACGGTAAGGAGTACGGCGGATTCTATTATCTGTTCGCTGATCTCAGTATCACTGAGTATATTATTGATAAGCTTCTTCCTCTGGTAATTACCGGAAGTAACTATGCCGACTATAAGGATATTTCCAAGCTCAGGAAGGCTATTTCGTTCCAGGATTATCCGGTAATTCTCTGGGCATTAGCTTCGATGATGTATCCTGATGGTACTAATATCAGATATGTATGTTCTGAGCCTGATTGTCATCACATTGAGTCTGCCCGTATTGATCTCGAGAAGCTTCGTCTCAATAACGAGGATCTGATCAATGAGGATATGCGGACTTTCATGGCTGATCACGTTAAGACTAAGGTAACCGATGAGGATCTCGTTAAGTATCGCGAACTCTGCAAGCTTGAGAAGGATGTTGAGTTTGAGTATGGTGATATCGAAGAGACCAAGAAGAAGTGGAAGGTAACTCTTAAGCAGTGCTCACTTCAGGAGTATATGGATCTTGGCAATGAGTTTAATGAAGAGCTTATTTCCAGGGCAAGTGCAACTTCCCGTGAAGAGGTAGCTCAGTTCATTGCTTATAACCAGATGAAGACTCTGCTTCCTTGGATTAAGTCTATGACTCTTACTACTAATGTTAAGGGTAAGGCTAAGACTTTCACTGTAGAGAATAATGAGCTCAATAAGGAAACTATCAATGCAATGCTCGATGAGTTTATGATGAATAAACCTGAGTTCTCTGATATGGTCAAGAATTATATTCTCGATACCAAGATCAGTCATATCGCATTCTACTATCCTAAGTGCCCTAAGTGCGGTAAGGCTCCGTATAACAGTATCGGCGGATTTATCCCGTATGATCCTATGCAGAATTTTTTTATCCTCGGTCTAACCAGGCTTCTACGGGCAACATCGAAACAAAACAGCTAGAGCAATACTTTAAAGAATTTGTAGTATTTGCCGCGAAGATCCAAAATGAGTCGCGGCATATCGCGACTCATTGGCTTATTCGCAGATTTAATACCAGATTTTTTAACAGAGAATATTATAATTCTCATACTCCCAATCCATTCAATCTTGACTATGAAGAAAATATGGAGTATAAGGATGAGCTGTTTGAAGATGTTATAACCTTTTGTATGGACTGCGAGGTGCCTAAACTGTTAGGATTAACGCCCGTAGATATCATGAGAAATTTTGATCTTCCTTCTTATAACGTTCTTAAAGATATCGTGATTAAACGCAATCAGGAACGCTATAAACATCTCAGTGCCGTTCAGGATAAACTTGAGAAGAGACAGGAAGAGATACTTAACAATGCTAAAGGAAAAAGAGATGAGTGAAGCTCCTGAAATAGATCCGAGCATGCGTGCTGTGATAAACACCAATTTCGATACCAGTAATATTGTATCGATGGAGAAATCATTACCGCAAATTCAGAATACTCTCAGAAGGTGTCAGTCTATTCTGAAAGACCATTGCGGTCCTCAAGCCGGATACGCAATGCTGGTTAACAATATGTCAGGTGGTATCAATTTTGAACCGAATGTTTTTACCAGGGATGGTATTAAGATTCTCAGTTCAATTGAGTTTTTATCACCGTTAGAAAGATATGTTAAAGATCTTTTAACTTATGTAGGAACAAGAGTTGATAATAATGCCAAGGATGGCACTACAACCTCAATGCTTTTTTCCTCATTATTCCTGGATAAAGTATTGGGTTCTACTAAGAAATTACAGGATCTTAATCTGTCATTTTTCCAGATGAACAGATGCATAGAACGTACATTCAATACTATCCTACAGGATATAGAGAAATATACGTATTCTATTGAAAAGATAGTCGGTAAACCCGAGAATGAAATCACTGAAAATGAGAAAGTAAGAACAGCTGGGTTGATAGCTTTTATGCAGGCGTTATCATCTTCAGGTGGTAATGTTGAATTAGCTATAGCAATGAAAGAGATTTTCGAAAAATCTCCTTCAGTATCCTGGGAGTTTATCACTTCGCATAATTCGATTAAAGAAACTGGAAAATCATTTGAAGTTGAGACTGCTCCTTATGATACTCACTTCAAGTGTATCACCAGTCAGGCAAATGTTCTTAATGCTGCGTTAAGTACCGAATACGAAGATGAGAATGTAACCTGCTTAATCATTTCAAGTGTCTTGAGTGCTGGAAGTTTCAAGACTACTCAGGTACTTGAGTGGATCAAGAATTTTGATACTAATAAACCGTTAGCTATTTTTGCTCAGTTTATTGATGCATCGTTCCAATCTGAGTTAGCTAAAATCAATCAGCTGAGAAATAAGTTTATTTCTCTCTGGTGCTATAGCGCTGAAACCAGAGTAGCAAGTATGAATTACCCTTATGAGTTAATGATTGCTGCTGCTATCGCTGGTGCAGAGCCTTTTGATATGGATAATAACTCAGATGTAATTACTGATAAGCATATCTTTGTAGCCAAGAAACTTCATTGGCATGATAGCTTTATGGATTTCTACGGAATAGTACACACTGTCGATGACAGTAACTTACATCCGTTCTATGCGAATCCTTCTACTGCTACTCAGTTCTACAAAGATACCAGAGAAGCTATTGAGAAACAGTTATCTTTGTATAAGAATGGTCATAAGCCTGATGGAAGAATGTGTGGTCTGTTTATGGAGATGCTGAATAAATTAGCATGTATTCATAGACCTACTCTCAGATTAGGCGGACCTGTTCATGAGCAGTTAGCTAATAATGATGTTGTTCAGGATGTTCAGGGTGCGATTATGTCATCGCTTAAGCATGGATTCTTAATCAATGGCCCGTTAGCGATGTATCATGCATTCTGTTCTACCTATACAAAATTTCAGAAGTTAGCTCGTGAAGCTACCGGTATTACCAGGAATATGTATATTTTCTCAACTATCATTCTTAGTGATATGTGCGATTCAGTAAGTGAGATTCTTAAAACAGTATATTCACTTCCTGACATCAGCTATGAGAAAATTATTCCTGATGAACTGTGTAAGAAGATGATGGATAATAGTGATATCTATAGAAATGTACTTGACGCTAAGGCAAGAAGTTTTAAAGATTTTATCACTATGCTGAAGAGTATTAAAGAAATCTCCAATGATTCTGAAGAAGGTTTAGAGTTAGGTGTAACTTATCCAGTACTTCAGCCATTAGCTATTACTACTGAGTTACTTAAGCGTGTTCAGGAACTTTTAATGAAGTTCATTAACACTAATAAGATCGTAGTATATGGTGGTGTGGTAGTCAATAAGGAAAACACAGATGTCAATTCAAAAGATAAGTGAGGTTGCAGTAGGAGATGAAGTCAGATTTAAGACCAGTTCTCCTCATGACAATGTATTGTGGTCTGGAAAAGTTATTGGTATCTGCAGCTACGCTATAGCAAGAAACTTTTATGATGTTGACAGTTATTATGCTGACATTAAAAAGTATAAAGCTGATATAGTTGCTAAGGAAGCAGCTGAGTACATTGTACTTCAGGTTGCTACTTCTGATAATTCCAGTACCAATGTAGCATTTGCCAAAGATTGGATAGATCCATCAACAGTTGAATACGTAACAGCTAATGATTATGTAGATATTCGTATTTACAATATCAGTAAAGATAAAGCTACAGATATTCTGAATTATATTCAGACTTCGTATCTTGGATACACTGCTGAAATTCTTGATAATTAAATAGAGGTATACTCACCTTCCTTACGGAGGGTGAGTATACTTTTGTTTTACTTAATGTTGATAGTAGGATAACGGGAACCATCACCATAGTCAACCATACCGTCAATAGCCTTGGTAACTACAGTAGAGTTCTCATAGTCGTTGCATACTACGAATAATCCATTTTCATCCTGAGAGTTGCAGACAGTTGCTAAGTCATCTACCGGAAGAATATCTTTTCCACCTTTCTTACAACCGATAATATTGATAGTAATCTTCTCTTTGGCAAATCTGTTAGCTGCCTTGATTTCATCGCCAGTACCTTTCTGGTAATCCTCTAACAGAATCATAGGCCAGGACAGATTCTTATCAGTAGACTTAACAGAGCAGTTGATGAGATTAACTACAATGCCAGAGACATTGTCCTTATTGGAAAGACGAAGTACCTGAGATACATTGCCAAATGTACAATTCTTAATATTAATAACAGCATTGGGCTGAGTATTGAAAATAAGAATAGAGTTATTGGAAGTATCTCCGAAGTTACAGTCCTCAATGGTGACAGCCTTAGGAGCTGCATTGGTTAATCCAATTTCAAGAGTATTATAACCTGTCTGACTGAAATCACAATTCCTGATAGTTACATAGCCGTTGTTATTGATACTTATTCCAGCGTTGCTGACAGATTTAGCTAATTTACCAGAAGTGATAACATCTGTTAAAGTAACATCATCTGCAGCAGCAACAGTCACATGAGCAGAATCAATAGTTGAACTTGCAAGATCAACACTCTTTGCTGCTATTTTAGTGACACCAGCAGGAATTGCTACATCCTTAACTACAGCATCTACAGTAGTATCATTGTATCCAGCAGATACATCAGTTACTACAGTAGAATTGGCTGTCTTAAGAGTATGTACCTGATCTTCAACTATAGAAATCCTGCCAGGAAGATCAGTAACAACATTGAGAACAGAAGTGATAGCGCTATTGATAGCAGTTAATTTGGTATTGATACCATCAATAGAAGAAGCATTAGTCTGAACAGAGGTATTAACGTCATCTACAGACTTTTTAATCTCACTTACAGTTGTATCAATAGATGTAACTGCATCGGAAATAGCTGAAATACCATTTTCGATATTATTTAGTTTAGCAGAAGTGATAACATCACCTTTCTGCCATTCACTTTTAGTATAGCTCATACAAGATCCTTTAAGTTGTGATAAAGTATTCTATTAAGAGTGAATCTGAATCTGGAAAAAATATGATAATCCAGATCGGCTGATTTTGACAATACTCTCCAACCATTGGTGGCAATACCGATAACGCCTCTATTCCAATAAAGTGAGAAAATAGTTGGTGACATTAAAATCGCACCTGCTGTTTTTGGTATTCCACTAAGGAACGTACTAAGAGATGTGAAAATATCTCCCATCTTCCAGCCAGCATGAAACATTGCATCAAGAGAGGTAGTACCGATTTTCCAATAGCCCGGATATGTTTTATCAACATGCTTTACATTATTCAACCTTTCAAAAATCTTATCAGCTGTATCTTCAACATCAGAAACTTTTAATCTATCGAGGTTAAGAGTATTATAATTTTTAACACTGGTGCTGAGAAGATTATCGATAAGTTCGTATTTTGCATCAATCTCTGCAGCCATTTTCCTTAATTGACGAGCAGCACTTTGAGCTTTTTCAGGATAACCAAAAAATTTATTGTTAGTTAAATTTTTCATCAGAGTATTAGCCTGTTCTCTGTATGAATCAGTATCAGCAATCTGTAATGCTTTTTTAAATTGCTGCATATCCGGTGCATTAAGATTACCTTGCAACGGAACATTTTTATTTTTCTTCAGAGTATTTAATCGGTCTTTGACTTTTTCAATAGCACCGCTGTAGTCCTTTAAACTCTGTAACCATCTATAGCCAGCACTGAAAGGTTTAATGAAATCTTCTATCATTGCCATCGAAAGATCACCCATCATGTTGGCGAAACTTTCACCACCAGCAAAAGATAATCCTTCAATAACCTGATTACAGATATTTTGATCTATAGAAGTAAAATCTTCTAATGAAGGTAATGAAACATGAGTTACTGTACTTAATTCGTTGTTTTTGTTAAACATGTACAATAAAGATTTATCTATTCCGCAGTGCTGTATAGTATCAATTAATTTAGATAGCTGCTCATACTGCATAACTTTGATATCATTCTGATAAGCGATTTTATCGATATCGGCACTGGCTTTCATGATATTAGTAAAATCGCCATCATCTTCGATATCAGAATATTCATCTGCAAGTTTATCAGAGAATACTGCTGATAAATTCATGACGTACCTCGTTACGAATTAAGTTTGGTTTTTATTTTTAACAGGAATTAAATCAATTCAGCTTTTTATTTTTTCAAGGTATTGATTATTCAGACAAAACTGAACCATTAGCTTCTAATGCTGCAACTTTCTCTTCTAATGTAGCGATACGTGTAAGGAGTGCATCAAGCAGAGCATTAACACCACCTACAGTGATCAGTTCATCATCAGCAGTATATGCGCCAGAAGTCTTATCTTTGGTATAGTAAACACCATGGTTAGTGAAGTTTACACGAGTACCAAGATTAGCTGTCTGACCAGCAGCCTGGTTGTTAGCAATGAACTTAGCATAGAACTGAGCCCAAATGTCGTTATCATTCTGACCATTGTTAACACCGATGAAAGAGATGATGTTAGCATCAGGGTTTTTAACCTGAACACCACCACCAGAAGCCTCATTCCAAACAGTAGAAACAACGTTACCAGTAGTAACCTTGTTAGTTACCAGATTATACTTACTCTGAGCATTAGTACCTGTAGCTGTTTCAGCTTTAGATACGAAATTCTCTTCAACAGCAGCAACTCTGTCATTTAAAGCAGAATGTTCACCAGGTAAGTTATCAACTGCTTCAGTAAGTGCAGTGATATCTTCCTGAATGTTATCTAATTTAGTTGAGTTAGAGTTAGCTACTTCTAAGGTATTAGCAATACCAGATTCAATGTTATTCAGTTTTGAAGAGGTGATCTTATCACCCTTTTTCCATTCTGTACTATTATATTCAGCCATGATTAACCTCGACTTATAATTTTCAGAACAAAATGCGAAGTATTTAAATTGCTACTTCGCAGAGCAAAAATCATCTTGTATGACGATTATTCTTCTAATACTGTTTCGTCAACAGTTGCATCATCTACAGTTGGTTGGTTGTCAGTTGGGTCATCGACGACTTCTCCGCCTACTGAGAATTTGACATATTTACGAATAATCGTCTTACCACAAATTAATTCAAATCCAATTTGAGCATCTGCTCTGTTGGTACGTACTACTAAGTTAGCTATATCCTTGTTGATAGTAGCAGACTTTCCATAGATGGTTCTGATTTCACCCTGCTTAATAGTGCCTAACAGTCCTGCAAAGCCGAATACCTCGCAGCCAAAAGGACTTACCCTTAATTCCATGATCTTGTTATCTTTATCGTTGACGTTCACACCAGTTATAGGGCTGTCAGCGCCTAATACGATATTAACATTTTCGGGGATAGTTAATTCAGGGATAGATGGTTGCTCATTGTGTAATACGGTGAGCTTAACAGTAGCAGAAACAACACCTTTTGAACTCTCAGTACTATCATCTCTTACTGTAACAACTACGCTGGCATCACCATAGTCGCAGCCAACGAAATAAATAGAACGAAGCAGATTGTTAAAGGTCTTGACAGTACCCCTAACTACGTATGTGGTATTAGGGCTGCAGATATTAAGATCAGTGATACCAACGATATAACCATTGGTAGGAGTAATAGACATAGTTAACTTTCTGGCTAACGGATCTCTGAAAGTAATACGTGTAGTTACCTTGGTAGGAACATTAGTATAAACCTTAAGACCAACTGATTTATCTTTCTTAACAATAGGAATATAAGAAGCAACCGCGTTCTCAGGCTTATGATCTTTGTCATACATGTAAGCAACACCATCTTCAATAGCGAGGAATTGCTTAAGCATGTCTCTGCGGGGATCTTTAGGCCTATTGCAGTAAGTTAACTTAAACGCTTCTGACTGATCAGCTAATCCGAAGTAATCAGCAATATCACGCCAAGTGGTATGAGTTTCCTTGATAGCTTTGAGAGCGGTGCCTATACGCATACCGCCAGTATACTCTAACGGCTCGATAATGTAACGATGATTGTCAAAATCTGCTCTAGCCTTAGGCTTAATTCCAAAAACTTTAAACATGTCTTGTACCTGCGAAGGTTAAATTAAAAAATAAAACACCCAGACTTTCTGGATATACAAGTGCGCACTTGTATCTTACAGCAGAAAGTACGTGCAGACTTGTAGAGATGAATAGGATATCACTAGCATCTGTTCATATTATTGCCGAAAGACATGGATAGCCAAAAATAAAAGATAAGTTATCCTCACCTAAATGTAGGTGAGGATAACCCGATTAAATAAAACCAGAAGTGTTAACTGTGATGAAAATTAAGTTTGCCTTTAATAACATCTGTTCTCTTTGCGCATTCGATCTGAAGTGCTACGTCTACACATCTATAAATGCAATCTTCACGTTTTTCGTTTTTATTAGGATCCATAAATTCTGTTATGTTCAGCCAGCCTCCTTTTACTCTGGTATACTGCTCAATGCCAAAATCATCTTCATCATCGTAACGATAATTCAGTTCGATAGTAGTGTCCAGTGGTGCTCTCTTCAGTCTGCGAATCAACGACTGTGTATCTTTTCTACAGTCATTCTTGGTCACCAATCGTCCCATAAATTCATCAAAATCTTTGTCACTCATTTTTCTCTCCTTCATTAACAATGTCAATGAACTGCTTGTACAATGAATCTTCAGAACATTCTATTTTATCAGTCCAATAAAAGTCATTAAGATTCAAAGGCAATGTTACGTTATCACTAAGAAAATACTTCATTCTGGGATCACAGTTAGGTTTAAATGCCCAACCTAATAACTGATTGATAGGGAACCAATCTATCCCTGAAGAAGATTTTAATTTAACCCAAGGGTAAGGAAATTCAGGATCTTTCCTTACCGTAGGTAAACAATTTCTGGTAAGTATACCAAAGGTATTGGTGTAAATACTTCCTCTGTCCCAAACCGCACCAAAATCGGTTATCAGATACTGTTCAGCACCGATGAAGTCAAGCATACATACTTCACAATTAAATTGGAACAGTTTGGTTCTGAGTCTTCTTCTGTCTGAAGATCTTACATTAACAGACATCAGGTTCCTCGAAGAAACTAAGTCCATCATACGTTCTCCTCGCACATGGCTGTAAATATAATCCTACTTCGGAATAATCAAAGTCGTCAGCATTTTCATATGCCAGACTTAAATAATCATTAAACTCATCTCTAAACTGTTCTATGATTTGGTATCCGAAGAATTCACGAAAAGTTAATTCAGCTGAATCAACAATTAGTTCTCTGTTGTATATATCTCGCAATGCTACTAGTTGTCTATATGAATTGCCAAATGAAACAGTAGCTATTCTTGAAGCAAAACTATCGTTGTAAGTTTTACGATAACTACGAATACTGTTATCGGTTTTTTGCATTTCGGCTGAATAGATTCTAAAGATATCTCCATGATGAGTAATACCGTAACCTGTTAAAAGTGGCATAGTGACGATACTTCTGCACATTAAAGTTTCACCAGGTACAATTGCGTTACTCAGATAAGTGCCGATAGGTAAATGACGTTCAGCCCCTTTCAGATAATCATCGAGGAAAGCATCAAGTACCATAGAAGACATAAATCGAAAATACTGATAAATATACGGGTGCTTATTGCCGAAGTAAGTTACTGTAGGTAACTTACGTTCCTCTTTATTGTAAATCATAGTTAAATCCTCCTTATAAAATAAGCTGGTCAAATTAATAATATATAAATAAAATGCTGATGAACACTGCGTACCAAAGTACGCAGTGCTCAGATGATTTAAGGTTGTTGATCTTGTGGCTGAAGTGGTTTTTTGATTTTACCAGTTCTTTCATCTACTTCAGGTAATCCAGCTACAGAAGTAAGTAAACTCAGTAATCCGGATAATAAAGAAGCAGATATAATTAATTTCCAATCTACGTTTTCTATCACAGAGGCAGTGCCTAAAGTAGCTGCAGCAGTCTGAGCTATGGTTTTAATGGCTCGTATACCAGCAGCTTTAAACCAGTTTCTAGTAATGATTGTCATAGTAGTTAGCCCTTATTTATATTTGAGTTTATCACTTAAATAGAACAGTTTATTGCTGGAGAGATCATCAAGATTATCTTCAAGAACCTGAAGATCCTGAATAATGTTACCGTTATTCAGATAAGCATACCATTTGACTGGGTTGGTTAAAGATTGGAATATGTTAATAGCAGCCTGTCCGGCTTTAGTATCCCTTACACGTTTGGCAGCATTGACATTGTTTTCAATTTCTTTAACCTTATTCATCCATGCTACTACTACATCTTTAGGAGCTTTATCAGAAGCTTTAAAGAATGCGTAGGTATCCTGGGCTATTCGTAATGCTCTTCTATATTGGTTTTCATAGATAGCTGGATCGAACCAAGCAAAAATATCGGCGAAACTTAAAAGTTTGAGCACGATAGTGAGCATTATTTGTCCGATAGTACTATTTCTCAAAGAAGTAGAATCAGTTATGCCATTAATGGCATCGTGATCGACTAAAGTATCGAATTTATTTAAAGCGGACGTTAAATAATTACCATAGCCGTGTCTTGCTACGAATTCATCAGCCCATCTCTCAATAACAAAAGCACGGTTGCGATTAGCACCTACATCGCTAAGTTTCTCACCTCTCCAGTTTCTATTCTTATCGGTACATCTCTTCTCTAATTCAGCGATAACTAAGAAGCCAGTGAGTATCATCACTATACTCATGAAGATAGTGAGTATGAGAATGAATATTGAAACAAATAAAGTTGCGGTTAATCCAATAAGAGTACCGAATACTGCGGCAATAACAGAATCATCACCTTTCTTATCAGATTTATCTTTCTTATGTTTAGTTACATTAACAATAAGCTGATGACAGCTATCAATCATAGAAAGTAATCGTTCTTTAGTTACAGCTCCTTCAGCTCCTGAAAGATCAGCATCTTCTACCAAGGAACGTACTTTAGAAGTAAACTTGGTATCGAGCTGCTCAAGAGTTTCCTGTAATTCATCATCATTTAATTTACTGTTTTTAAGATTAAGATTAATCTCCTGAACTCTTGATTTCATGAAGTATAAATCAGCTGCATGTTCAATAGTAGACATAGCGTGACCTATCTCATGCATCATCACAGCTGCTACTTCTTCAGGGGTCATAGGTTCACAAACATCTTCACTGACAAAATCATCCGCAAGGAATGACATATTAGCATCGAAGTACATAGCAGGTACATAGATAGGACGATTACTTTTACCAAATACTCTGGTATTCAGTTTGGAATCAAAAGCATTGAACGTAGTTGCCATAGTAGCAACATCTGCTACATCTTTTTTAGCCTTCTCAGTATCACCTGCTACATAGCCGCATGAACCAGATGATCTGGAAATAATTTCAAACATTTCATTCAGATCACTGATATTGATCAGTACAGCATATGCTCCGCATAATCCTCTGTCTTTACCACCAACACAGAAGAATTTCTTGATATAAAGATTACAACACTCTAAAACGATTTTACCGAATTTAGGCATAGTAACTTTTTTAACGAAGTCATATACCTTTTCAATACGATAAGTTCTCTTAGCGTCAGTGGTGTTGGGAATATCAGAGTAGTCAAGACTCTCTTTATAATCCTGTACTTCTTTAAAGCATTCAGTCAGCAGTCTTCCTAATTTAGAATTAACTTGGAAGTCTACTGCTTCATTACCTATAATAAGATCAAAATTGAACATAGATAATAATCCTATAAGTTATTGACGAAATTTTAATTTATCACTGAGATAGAAGAGTTTATTGTTGGTCATATCATCAAGATTATCTTCCAGTAACTTAAGGTCACCGTCAAGATTTCCGTTATTGACGTAATCAAACCATTTAGCCGGATTTGTCAAAGAAGTTACTAAATTAAAGAAAACCTGACCAGGTTTAGTATCTATGAGACGTTTTGCTTTTTCTGCTTCTGCTTCAGTCTGTTTGACATTTTGCATCCAATCGTTTATATCTTCCCGTGAGACATTTTCATCGTGTTTGAAGAAGGCATACGTGTCTTGAGCAAGACGAATCAAGCGTCTGTATTCGTTTTCATATAAAGGACTATCGCAAAACCAAGTCAGACGCATAACTCTCTCTATGTTGAGACATATAGTCATTAATGCCTGAACTAATTTGCTTTCTTTTAAGCGTATAGAACCAAAAAAGAATGGATTTTGAATAGTCCACGCATACTGACCAATACGATGGAGCTTATTTAGACAACTTGCGTGATATGATGCATATCCTTGTCTGGCCACAAATTCATCAGCCCATCTCTCAATAACTGTTTTTCTATTTCTATTAGCGCCTACGTCACTTATTTTTCTACCATCACCATTCCGATTGCCAACCATTCGATTTTTAACTTCGGTTAATATCATTCTTGTTGTAAGTGACTGAATAATCCAACATATCGTTTCTATGCATCTCGTTGTGCATATAACAACAATCATATAAATGTGATCGTAAAGCATAGATGTAAGTCTTGCTGCAAGTCGCAGAATATCTGCAAAAAAATTAGTGCCAGATTCTGCTCCTTCATCTCTGTTGATATTTCGTATAGCTGTACTGATCGTATCTAATTTTTCAGTTAACATATTTTTTGTGGTGCTATCCATATCAGCAGTATTTTTAAGTTCTTCTTTAGTTCCCTGTACTAATGTTTTATCTATTGAAGATAATAACTTTTTATAATCGCTTTCAGTTAATTTTTCAGTTTGTACTTTTGTACAAAAAGTATCGATTCTTGATTTCATAAAATACAGATCTCCGCAATGCTCAAATATCGTCATTGCGTGACCTATTTCGTGCATTATAAGTCCTGCTAATTCCGGAGCAGTAATTGGTTCTGCTACATCTGCAGATACAAAATCATCTGATAAAAATGCCGCATTTATATCAAAGCGTAAACGTACATAGAGCGGTCTTTTACTTTTTCCGAATACTCGACTTTTTAGTCTTGACTTTGATTTATCCACAACATCAGATATTGACATTATATCTTTTATGTATTCATCAGTTTGACCTGATCTAATTATTTTTGCTAAAGGAATATTCATAAATGAAGATACTCTAATCTGATATGATCTATCTCCGGATATTCTAGCAAGTGTTTCCCATAATGTTTCTATATCCATATCAGTTATACGAATATCTAATCCAAATGTTCCTCTTAAGCCGCATAAATCGCCATAGTAACATTTGGTATCTCGTATATCTAAATTACAGCATTCTAATACAGCTTTTCTAAAACGAGGAATGGTCTTGTGAATAAAATAATCAGCGACGGCACTGATACGATATTTTCTTCGGTCTTCATCTATGTTAGGAATTTTAGAGTAGTCTAATTTTTCTTTATAATCGAATACGTCTTGAAATACAGCAGTAAGTGTTTTTCCCAATTTAGAGTCGACTTGGAAATCGATAGCCTCATTTCCTATTACGGCATCATAATTAAACATAAATTAGTTTCCTAAAAATTAAGATAAACGAGTGATTCGGTTAAGAGGTATAGGATCGCATTCTACTGCAAAATGTTTGATATACATATAACGAAACATAGTATCGTTATGTTCTTTGGAACCCTTAATAGCCTCTTTGTGATATTTATCCAGATGAGTTTCAAATACCTTCCATGAAACTTTAGTCTGTTTTTTACCTAAAAATAAAATAGGCTGATTAGTTGCATATTCTTTGAGTACTGTGATAGGAATAGCAAATTCAGTAACAGGTGATTTATATTCAATTCCCAGAGAGTGCACATCCGCAAAGGCAAAGAATATACATTTTGCAGTACAAGGCAATCTATAATGATTTAACCAATAGATTACATCTTCTGGTGTGGGATTAGATTTATGCATATCTTCAGCACATCTACCAGAATAAATGTGATAAGATGTTCTCATGAATAAATCACGATCTGCTTTATAGATACTTTCAGGAGAACATATACCTATATCAGCAATATCTCCTTTAATTACATGATACACACAGCTTCCAGGAAGTGAAGCTGAAGCATTAGCTTGAGCAATCATTTTAAAATTCCTAAAAAATAAAAGAGCGTTGAATAGTAACGCTCTTATGAATAGAACATCAGAATTTATATTCTGAGTTTATCTGAGTTATAGATGTTCTGAAGATTAAGCCAGAACTCAGAAGTGGTTCCAAAAAATGCAGAAAGACGATTCGCAATATCAGTAGAAATATCTCTTGTTCCATTAAGAATCATATCGACTTCTGATTCTGAAAGTTGGATATTTTTAGCAAATTGCTTAGGTGAAATGTGCATTGGTTCTAGAAATTCTTTAAGCAGAATTTCACCAGGCGATACTGGTTCAATATCAGTCATATACTTCTCCTATACTAAGCATTCATAGCATTCCAAAAAATAAAAGTGCCTCTATATTGCAAGAGGCACCCATTTTAATTTAAATTATGATTAATTCAATTACTACTTATTGAGTTTATTGATCCGTTCATTTTCAATGACTTTACTGATCCGTTCATTTTCAATGCTCATTCTATCTACATCACGGAAAGCAGCTACAATTGCTTCCGCGAATTTGATAGAAGTGGCAACGATCATCGAGGCGACCACTGACCTCTTGTGGAAGTCATAGTCTTGACATATATCAGAACGATAATCACGACAATCCCACATTTCAAGCGTAGAGATTGGAATATACTCCGCGCACATGCTAACAAGCGGTGACAATATGCGAACTTTCTTATCATCTGGACGTCTGTTAAGCCATCTCTCGTTTTTATGCCTTCTCCAAATTTCCCAAACCGAGCAATAACGTGCCTCGGCTTCAGTAATTTTTGGAAGATGATGCTCTTTTTTAAGGCAATATGAACGTGCATCTTTCTTGATCTCCTCAGCGCTACGGTCGTCATAGGAGAAGATACCTACACGATTATAGGCAGAATTGATCTCTGACTCGGCAACACTGTAGCCAAGTCCAGTCTTCTTATGGAAGATCTTCTTAGCCTGTTCTTTAATGAACTGCTCATCTCCAGGATGAGCTGATGAGAAGACATGCTTCTCTGCGATTGCTTTTCTGACAGAATCTTCAGCGATCTTCTTCAGATCAAGATCCTTACGGTACTTAGCAAAAGCATTCTTGAAAGCGTTGCCAACAAGATCCTTACTTTCTTTGGTGTAAGGCTTGACATCAGAGAAGGAGACTGACTTAACACCAGTCTCCTTCTTCTCAGTCTTAGTGCTGAAGAGCTTGGTAGCAACATCCCCTGCTACCTTGAGGTACTCCTTGGTCTCCTCCTCAGTAAGAGAGAGACCTGCCTTAAGATTAAATTTAATCTTCATAAATATTACTCCTAGTTAATTAAAGCTGCAAATACTTCTGCAGAATATCCTGCTTTTTCCGCTCGTAAATTGCAGCTACCACAGCGAACATGAAGGTAGCTGAAGTTTTAGCAACAGCATCGTTCAGCTTCTCTTCCTTGTTCCTCCCTTCAAAACCCTCGAGCTGATCAGCTTTGATTACGACAAGATCCTTAATATCATAATCAAAATTGTCATTGGCGTCTCTAAAATTGTCGTGATACCGTGCCCACAATTCAGATATCGGTAAATACGCATTGTCAACCGATAATGCATCGCACGTCACTTTTTTTCCAAATAGTACATCGATGTATTGCCAAGCATTCATTTGATTCCTCCTATGCAATAGATCAATTAATAATATATTTATGATTTTTGGTTGAGTTTTCATTATACGATATTAACTGATATACCACATAAATGTGGTATATCAGTTTAATGTAATTCAATTGATTTAAAATTAACTTGATTTACACATCGATTTTATAGTGCTAAGATTTTTAAACATAAGATTGACTATTTTTGCCAAAAATGTTGACATAGATCCGGCTTTAGTAATTATCTGCTGTGCTGTTGATACGGATCTAGTGATGGCTTCACGTGTATCAAGATCCATACCAGCTCCATTCTTCGAAATAGCATTACGCTCAAGTCTGTCTAATGCTGTTTTAAGAGCAGGAGAAAGTAAAGAATTACGTTCTTCTGACTTACGTATGTCTCCAATAGTGACTTTAACCGCTTCAAGTACAAATTCCACCCACGGGCAATTTGAAGGATAGTTGCTATTACCAAATTTTACATTAGTGCCTAATTTAAATTCTGAAGCGGCTTTAGGATCATTATTGTCACATAAAGTATCATAAGAATTGTTGTTTCTGCTTAATATTTCACTGGCATCTTTTTCTTTAGCATCACTAATTTTATCATCAAATTTCTCATCAAACTTATCTCGTGCTTCTTCAAGCTTGTCAAGAACTTTGTCTCTAGCTTCTTGAGCTTTCTCGCCAAGTTCATCAGCTAATGCTTTTATATTGCCAGCATCATTACCTGCTAACTCAGCTGAATCGGATGACGCTGTTGTTGCTGCACTTGAAGAGCCAGCACGTAATACGGCATCGATGACCTTATTTGCATCTGTAACAAGACGTGCTGCAGCATCTGCATCTTTATCAGTGCCGCCAGTGCCTTCTATAAATTTATAATAGTCGTCTATTATGCTGCCGATATCTTCAGATTCCATGAAGAAACCTTTAAAGCCATCTAAGTCGTCTTTCTTTTTGAAACTTGCGTTGGCTCCATCTTTTCCAAAGAAATCTTCAAACTGCTTCAGTCTGGTCTCATAGTTACCAGAGATGTCACGCCACCACTGCCCCATCTTAAGGAAGAAGTTCTTGATAGCTCTGACAATCTTGGAGATGAACTCCTTAAACTTAGCCCACAGACCCTCACTGAGTGCCTCAAGACAAGCGATGGATGTAGCAGACCTAGGGCTACCAACAGAGTCGAAAGACTCCATGGAAGGAAGCCTGAGGTTAAGAGCACGACCAAGAATGTTGTTCCTGTTGCACAGTGCAAGTAATGTTCTGTCTACACCGAAACGTGCGATATGCTTGTGCAGTGCACAGAGCTCAGTAAACTGGTGAGCGAATGCTTCAGCTGCAGTAGAGGTCTCCTCTGCCTCAGACTGGGTCTCTGCACCTTCAGTAGCAAGATCCTCAGCCTCAGTAGCAGCAGATGCTACATCACCAGAATCACCGGTTGTGCTGATATTGACATTAATATCACTATCAAATACTTCACAACCTGGAAATAATAATGATAATTTAGACATTATTGATTCTCCAAAAAATTAAAAAGAGCACACAAAAAATATGTGCTCTTGAATAAATCTAAATAATAAGATCAGACAGTCTGACACATCGATTTTATAGTGCTAAGATTTTTAAAATCGATATTAAGCAGTTTGGCCTTATAGGTAGCAAGTGATCCGGCTTTAGTAATTATCTGCTGTGCTGTTGATACGGATCTAGTGATGGCTTCACGTGTATCAAGATCCATACCAGCTCCATTCTTCGAAATAGCATTACGCTCAAGTCTGTCTAATGCTGTTTTAAGAGCAGGAGAAAGTAAAGAATCACGTTCTTCTGACTTACGTATTGCTGTTAAATACTCTTTTGCCTGCTTTATATATGTAGACGCGGCTGAACCCGCATCCGTCTCATAAGTAGCACCGTTTCCTATAGCTTGGAAAATCTCCTCAGGATCTGATTCTTTAAGATCGCTAATCTTATCGTCAAGCTTTTCATTGACTTTATCTCGTGCTTCTTCAAGCTTGTCAAGAACTTTGTCTCTAGCTTCTTGAGCCTTCTCGCCAAGTTCATCAGCTAATGCTTTTATATTGCCAGCTTCATTGCCTGCTGACCTAGCTGAATCGGATGACTTTGTTTGTGCTTCACCTGAAGAGCCAGCACGTAATACGGCATCTACAACCTCATTAGCTTGTTTAAGCAGATTTGCCGCGGTCGCATTGTCCCCAGTAGCACCGGTGCTTGTGATAATTGATTCATAATCAGAATTGATAGACTTTATATCAGCTTCTTTCATGAAGAAACCTTTAAAGCCATCTAAGTCTTCTTTCGTTTTAAATTTAGGTTGCTTTAAAAAGAAATCATCAAACTGCTTCAGTCTGGTCTCATAGTTACCAGAGATGTCACGCCACCACTGCCCCATCTTAAGGAAGAAGTTCTT